TTATTCTTTTCCATTGTGTGTATGTTTGTGTACTGTTACTTTAAAGTGGCCTACCTTTAACTCACTGTATTTCGGAGTATACTCTATATAGCTACCATTGGGAAGCAATGCATTGTCAAGAATTAGCATTGTTGCTGGCAGCCAATCAGGTGGATAGCACCATATATTTAGTTTCGCGCAACGCTCGTCTTCATATAGACAGTTGACCTCAATCCGATCTGAATGCCGTGGTGCAGGTTTGTATTTTGGAGATATGCCATACCTGGGCGCCGGTACCAACCACTCCCGAATATAATTGACCACATCCCAAACTATAGGAGTGTCGTTCTTTGGTTCGATCTCCCTAAAAGATCCACTCGCCATGTTAAAGGATTCTTTTTACTACGTTGTATATCTCCCGAATATCGTCAAGGTTGACTGTGAAGTCAGGATATTTTGTTTTGTCTGGATTCAATGAACGCAATACTACGTCGCCAGTTTCGATGTTCTGATCTGCAACCTGCTTGACAATTATGCCTTCGGTCCGGTGAACGAAAACGAAGCTGGACCATTTATGAGTATGCAGCCTGCCGGCCCAATGATGTGGCAAAACTCTTCTGCATTGTAATACTGTTCCGTCTAAAATAGCGTGTTCGATTGTCCCGTCGTTCATGCTGTCTCCTTCTGCTTCGAAATAACGATACTTTCCTTTAGGCATATGGTCTACTGTGGCTGTGTATTTTGGTAATGTTTCAAGATATTCAGGATCCGCATACCCCAATAGGTATCCTGCTCTTGCTTTAATTGGTACGAATTCAGCTGTCAATGCATAACGGCCATCCCCTAATGGCTGTAACTGTTCATCGTAGTCTTCGTCTGGTTCCCCCAGATCTTTTGCATTGGCTTTGCGTTTGGTTGGAAAAATATATTCCATATCCTCTTTGGAAGGATCAAGACGGCTTAGTAGGACTTTCACTTTTTCTGTTTCAAGTCCATCTTCAAATTCGTTTTTTTTCAGGAGGTTAATAAGCGTTGACCTCCCGTAGCCGATATAATCATCACTATTAATATCTGTCAAGGCCTCCTGGGTTACACCTTTGCGCTTCATCAAGCGCTTGATGTAATTGCCCTTAGAAAATAATTTATTCATCGTGTGTGTATGTTGATAAAAAATTATTACGCTGAAAATCAGCTAAATAATGTTTATTATGTTTAAATTGTTTGTGTAATGTTTAAAATGTTTAAAATGTTTAGTATTTTTGTTTTGTCAAGTAATCAAGTTAAACAAATTTAGCAAAAAACATCAACGTGTGTGCCAAAAAGTGAAAAAACAAACAATGTAAACAAATTAAACTTTTTTAAGGATGGTTGAAATAACAGATCAAGTTGCAATCCCCGAGAATGTTACCAAGTATCGGGCTGTAATGAAGACAATGGATGTAGGACATTCATTTACTGTCCCCAATGGAGAAGAGAGGGAGGTGCGTTACATCGCGTGGGATTTATTCCATAAGAAAGGTGACGATGGACTTCCGGTTTCTGAAAAACGGTTCAAAACGAAACGAGATCCACGGGACATGAACAATTTTAGATGTTGGAGGATAAAATAATGAACGGATTGACATTAGATTTTAGACTGGCTCAGCTACTTAAAGGAGCCGCCGAACTGGGAGGTATTGTTGCTCTGACGGAGGTTGGTCAATTGAAACCATATCTGTCAAAGGCTGAAGCTTACCGGAAGTACGGACGTACGGCAGTTGACAACTGGATTACACAAGGTGTGGTCAAAGAACATCAGGACTTCCCTAACAGTAAGGTCCGGTTATGCCGTAAGGAACTTGCCTCAGTGGCAGCATCACAGAATTTAGTACAGTACATCGCAACAAACAATGGAAACTGAATCATTAATCGAACTTGTGAAAGGGTTACTTGCCGAGGTTCATGATCTGGGGCAGACAGTAGCACAAATTAGACAGGACGCAGAAGCAGCGGGAATAGCTTAAAAAGGCGCCGCAGAGGGCAAACTAAAGCGCTAGTAGAAAATGGGCGAGGAGCCCGCAAAGAATCTAACAAAGAAAATGAAAGGACGTATTTCAACGGGAAATGTTCAGCAAGGCAGGACGCTACCCGAAATCGGTAGAATTAAAGTAGGAATGAAGACCGAACGCGGTTTACCTACATCATTAGATTATTTCCGCGCCAGTGGAGATTTTGCAACAAGGTTCCACAACCTATTTGGTGCTAAACCTACGGAACTAAAGGTGGCATTCGTATCCAATAATATCGAGGAGGTTTGCAACGAACAATTCGAAGCATGGGACAAAGGTAAACGCCTTGGATGGGGTGACGGCTCTGTGTTTACTGTGTGGGATGCTACAGGCGGCAAGGACGGAAAAGGCGGATATGTTGAAGGGTTGTCATCAAACGATCCTCGCGTGAAAGCGATTCGTAAGTTATTCGCACGTACACTCACCCTTAGGTTTGTTCTTTTGGAGATGAAGGGAATACTTGGTTATTGGACTTTCTCTACGAAAGCCAAAGAGACAACAATCCCTAGTATTGTTCAGGCATTCGATATGGTTATGGCTCGATCGGGCAGCATTATCGGATTCCCATTTAGCTTGATGGTGAAAAAGGTACAGTCTTACACCCCTGGAATGGCGAAGAACTACCCAATAGTTCAATTGATACCAAACTTTACTGAGGAAACAATCGAAGCTGTACGGGCTTACGTTGAAAGCGGTGCGGATCTTTCTCGGTTGACAACTAATATGATTACTAGCGGTAGTTTGTTGCAGTTGGGATCAGGGCCGGCAGTTGGTGGAACTGAGGATTTTCAAGAAGTGGAGGAGGTGAAGTAATATGTGTACTACGCGATGGTGTTTTGGAGATTGCGAAGATTGCCTTCGTGATAAACAGATTCAAGAGGATTATGAGGATTCAATATCCGAATGTCCTTACAGAAAGGAGTGCAATTGGATTTCTGTATCCATTAAAACTGATAGATGCACTACTTGCGGACAAAATTTTATTTACCCTTAATAACTAAACCAATGTCAATCACATTCGAAATTATATTACCAGACTGGTTCAACGAAACAGCGTTGCGCCTACCTAATTATAAAGTTGGCCGTGTGAATTTTGGAGCTGGCCGATCATATATCCGTCTAAATGAAGACTGCAAACCATGTGAATCACCATTGAGATTGTATACCAGCCTTACTACAGCGATCAACCAGTGTAGTCCGATGGAGCAACCATTATTGGAATGGTATTGCAAACATGGTACTAAAGAAGCTGGCCGTCTATTGGAGATTGCTCAAGAATATGGCACGCTTCTCCATCTCGAAATCGGTAAATTCCTAATTAACCAACACTACGACTTTGAGGAAGTGGATGCAGTCGTTGAGAACTATCTATCGGAAAACAACTTTTACCAGCCGGAAACTAAAGAGTGGGCGGAAAAATTGCGCAATGACCTATGCGCATTCATTCAGTTCTATTTGGATTACCAAGTGGTGCCATTGGGCATTGAGTATGTTCTACTTTCAGAACGGGGCTACGGCACATTGATCGACTTGGTTTGCAATATGACTATCCAAGAGGATGGACTGGATTACGAAAACCCATATAAGTCCGGACCGCGTAAAGGTGAGCCTCGCGAATGCAAAGTCCCTCGTCAGATCCGTGCTATCATAAACTTCAAATCAGGTCGTCACGGTTTTTACCGCAGCAATGGTTTACAACTTGAAGCCGAGCGCCAGTTGTGGGAAGAAAATTTCCCGGATCTTCCTTTAGATGCTGCATATAACTGGTCGCCTAAAGAGTGGCGTGGTGAAACTCCTTCGTATAATCTCAAAGATTGGACAGGGGAGATAACCACAGCAGAGGTGGAAGCTGTTATGACGCTTGCGGATATCCGGTATGCAAGTAAGGCAGAATCCAAAGTTTATACAACTATTGGTGGTGTGTTCAGTATTGCAGATCGTGAGCAGGGGCTATCCTCGGTTATCCGTCGGGAGGGTATTGGTGAATTTGTTGGAAGAAAGTTTGGGGTTGCGGAGGAGACAATGGAGCCGATACAGAGGGGCATCGTGAAACGCGAGATACCTGCTATCGGTAATACCGACACCAGCTCTAAAGTTATTAACGAACCAGTTTCTGAACCATTACCGTTTTAAGATATGAAAGCAGAGCAAAATAAAATTGAAGAATTACTTCTTAAAGCAAGTAAGCTTGGATATATGATAATCAATTATGAGTATTTATCTGATTCGGATACATTGATTATCCACGGAGTAAGAAGACGTTTGGTTGCGTACCAAAAAGGAAAATGGTTCAGCGTGGAAGAAGCAAAACAGAACGAAAGCAAAAAATATTCGAGATCATGAACAACACATCTCAGCAACAAGCCACAGGTCTAGCAATACACCTGTCCCAAACAGACCTGCAAAGTGCAGGTGCTGTTTATACAACGTCATCCAATATGCTTGTGAAATATGCTACTAAGCAAGCTGCGCTAATTGAGAAGGCCAAGAAATTTGGCGACAAGTTACCTAAAGAAATGGATGATGAATTGATGAACTGGCAAGTGTCCGCGAAGAAGGCGGTCAAGTTCATGAATGAAACTCGCGCGATATATACCGAAAAAGCTCACGCGTTCATCAAAGCATTCACAGCGATCGAAAATGAGTTGGGGAAAGATTTATACGAACCCATCCAGCGCTTGAGAGACACTTCCGCCCGTATTCACGCAGAAGAAGCGGCCGAAGCGGCCCGCAAAGAACGGGAGGAACTTGCCGCAAAACAAAAGCGAATCGATGACATTGCCAATTTGGAGACTCAGTTAAGGAATGGGTATGCGGCATTGCTTGGAGAAACTAAGCGCACAATTCTACAAGTGTACAGCAATTTCGATTTGGAAAATGCAGAGGATGCTAGGGCAGCGATCGCAAGTTTCGTCAATGCAAAGCTTTCAAATGAAGCGTGGGAAACTATTTCGTTGGTTGGCTCGGAAGAGTTGATCGGCGAGGTAAGAACGGCGGAGCGTTTCGCTACTTGCTCAACTCATTTTACTAGCGAGGTAACCAAATACGCAGAATACATTTTGGAAATGTTTCCTGCCCGCGTTGCCGAATTAGAACAAGGCATCGCTGATAATAAAGCGGCTGAGGAACTTCGCCAAAATCAGGAGCAGGAAGCTGAGGAAGCTCGTATTGCAGCAGAGAAACGTGCTGCCGACGAAGCTGCCAAGGCGAAGCAACAGGCGAATGTTACTGTAATGGTTGCACAGGCGAACCGGCAGGAGGAAGCTCCTAAGACTGTAGAATCGTATGCAGTGTCGGTTGGCAGTGTGGATGGGTGGCGTGCTGTGATAGAGTATTTCTTGACCAATAGCGGTGCCTCTGTCGAAGATCTTGCAAAAGTGAAACTTGATCAGATGCGCATGTTTGCTGAAAAGCAGGCTAAAGCAACTGGTGAAATGGTTGAACATAAGGACGTGTCGTATGAGCCTAAATATAAGGCTGTGGCACGCGCTGGAAAAAGGAGGGCGGCGTAATGGGGAATATAACACACTTCCGAATCGATTACACAGACGTGATCCTGCAAGATTACGAAGATGGGAAAGGTAAGATCATTATTTCAAATGATGATCGTGATATTAATCTGTCATACTATTGGAGTTGTATGGGCCAAGGGTATAACCTTTCAAAATTCATTCTTCAAACAGACAATGGCTACCTGATTAACAAACTTGGTAAACGTGATGGTGACGGCCCAATAAATATGAAAAAGACAATGGCTAAAGTCAGGAAGTTCATAAAAGAAGAAACGGATTGGGTTTGGTACATTTCCCCTGAAGGAGATAGAGAACTAAGAGACGAACTTAATAGAATTCAAAGACAAACCAGTTGTTCCGAAGAGTTCATTAGTTCCATGAGCAATTTGGATTTACACGAATACTACTGTTACGAAGGAGAAGAAGTATTCCGAAGAATGATTTTTAGTTTACGTTCAGAACCATGGTATTTCATCGTAAATGATCCTCCATTGACAAATGTTTGGCTGTCTAAGTTTCTCCCAAAGTTGAGGGATTACTTGAAGAAAGAAAGCGAGGTTACACCATGAACCAAGTCCACCTAACACAAGACCAAGCCGAGGAAATGTATTATCAGATCAATGCGTATTACCTTTTCTTGCAGTGCGCGGAAAACGTTGACAAATGTTTCTTCGAGCCGATTAAATTTTGGAACACGCTAATGAATAATCATCTGCGGAAAGCACGGGAAAGTTCCGCATTCTTGCTCAAAGAGTTCCGAAAGCACTTCAAACCAAAGGACAATGACACAGTGCAATTCGAAGCGCCTGCGGAACTATATCGCGCGATGGATTTCTTTTCCAGACTAGCACCGGGAACTATTTCGGATATTATGGATAACGTGGAAGAGGAGCAGCGCCACAGTAAGCAAACAGCATAGTAATAACAATTTTTTCACTCAATAATTTTTATAAAAATGTCTAACAGAAATTTAAACGGGTCAATTGCCCTAACAAAACTCCCTCAATCCGTAATCCTTGAAAATAAAGGTAAATCAGGAATCGTTCGTGGTATTTTCCTGCCAATAGATGGCAACCACTTAACTGAAAAAGACGGCGCTGTATATATGGATGTTCGTGTGACTGTACGCGAGGAAACTGATCAATACGGCCAAAATGGATTTATCAGCAAGGGGCTTCCAAGTGAAGTGTACAAATCATTGAAAGAAACGCCAGATGCTTTGAAGGCAGCACAACCGATCTTGGGCAATATCAAGGATTTCTCATTGCAGAGTAATTCGGCACCAGTTGCCACGGTTGACGACGACGACGATCTACCGTTCTAGTCACAATTACTAAAAGCGGTGACTGTGGAGGGCAAACCCTTTCACCGCTTCATTAAAAAATCTCTAACAAAGCCCAAGGGCATAAAAGAATTTGAACATGTACAATACTGTATTGATTTTTTGCGCGCTACCGGAAAGTGAGGTAGTGGCATGAAAGTTACGCTGAAAAAAATATCCTACAAAGAACACGAAGGTGTTTCAGGTATCTACTTAATACTTTGGGGTGACTTCCAAAAGTTTTATGTAGGGCAATCCGTTAACTTATTTGCGCGATATCGGCAACATATAAGTGAGCTAAGAAAAGGCAAACATAGCAACATTAAGCTTCAAAATGCCTTCAATAAATATGGCGTCCCTTATTTTTTTGAAATTGATATTTGCGATATTTCAAGATTGGACGAGAGGGAGCAACTATTTATTGATCTTTTTAAGGATGATCCTAATTTATGTAATCTATGTCTTGATGCAAAGGGTATTGTTGTATCTGATGAGACTAAAGCAAAGATATCAGAAGCAAGGAAATACTATGTATATCCCAAATCTCATAAAAAGGCTATATCAGACGGGTTGAAGTATGCATATGCCAACTATAGGAGGATAAATGACTGTATAGGTAAAAGTGGGCCGGACAACTTATTCTTTGGTAAGAAGCACAGCGATCAGTCTAAGCGCAGGATGTCAGAATCTAAAAAGATTATTTTCTTAGGTGGGGCCAATCCTAAAGCCAAATCAGTTGTGAACACAAAAACTGGGACGATCTATTCAACTATTCGGGAGGCAGCAATAATGAATTGTATTTCTCAGTCTACATTATACAAATTTCTTCGGGGTGAGCGCCCTAATAAATCAAATCTAAGATTGCTATGATTAAGAAACCATACGATTGGCAAGAAGATTTGATATCTAGGATCGTCAAATCTTTAAAGGAAAACCAAAGCATTATAGCTCATGCGCCTACTGGCGGGGGTAAATCTGTAATAATTAGCAATATAGCGTTCCGAGGTATTATTAAAGGTAATACTGTGTTAGTGTTGTCAGAAACGAGAAAAATTTATGACCAGCTTGTTGATGAATGTAGTGGTATAGAGATAAACTCAAAAGTTAAACATAGATCAATAAGCTTAGGTAAGTGCTACGTTGGAATGATTCAAACACTTCAAAGGCGACCTTTAATCTTAGAACAATTGAAAGCACTGGGCCGTAAATTGATAGTTATGGTCGATGAATGTCACATTAGAAATGGGTATGATACATTAATTCAACTAAGGGACGCTGGTGTGTATTTAATTGGTTTTACTGCAACTCCCTACTGCAAGTATTCGCCTCATTTGCCTGAAATATATAATGATTTGGTAGAAGGGCCTCAAGTGGACGAATTGATACAGATGGGGTTTCTATGTTCATATCAGCACATTGCACGTACTAGATCAAACCTTGATCTATTGGAAGTTAGGAATGGAGAGTATACTGAGAAATCTCAGGATATAGCATTTAACAATTCTGTGGTATACGATGGTTTGTTTGAAGATCTTAGATCATATCCATTCAATAAGTGTGTAATATTTGTTGCATCAATAAAACATGCTAATGAATTAAGCAAGAAACTTAACGATAACGGATTTGCAGCTTCATGTTATCATTCAAAAACCGAACACGGTAGGTATGAGATGGCTAAGTTTACAGAACTCGGATTGACTAACATTATGGTTACCATTAAAAGTTTAAGTAAAGGATGGGATTTTAAGCCTATTGATCTTGTTGTATTAAATCATGCCACATTATCATTACCAGTTTATCAGCAAGAATTAGGAAGAGGGTCTCGTGTAATTTTTGGTGTCAAGAATCATTTTATAACTCTTGACTACGGCGAAAATTATCTAAGGCATGGACTGTATTTTGAGGATAGGGATTACAAAACTCTATGGAAAACTCCTCCACCTAAAGGGAAAAAAGGCGAAGGCGTTGCCCCTGTTGCCCTATGCCCTGAATGCGAATCCATCATATCAACCACTCAGCGTATCTGCCCATTCTGCGGACACGAAAGACCACTTACAGAAAAGGAATTGGAGCAAGGGGAGTTGGTGGAAGTCACTAGTCATTACACGAATCTGGTCGGCCGGAAGATCAGCGAGCTCACGCCGGCAGAACTTGCTATTTACGCCAAGATGAAGAAGAAGCAGGTTTTTGCAACCCGTGTTGCCAAAGCTAAAGAGCAGGTGCAAAAGGGATTTCTTTCCGCTTTCGGAGCAGCAATGGGGTACAAGTCTACTTGGGTAGATATTCAATCTCGAATGATAGGAGCAAATACAATAGAATTTACAGACATACAATTACGATAAGATGGGGGTTGAATTAGGGAAAATATGGCCAATGATTTCCGAGTTGGTGAATGATGGGATATCACTAATTCCAGTACGTGAGGAAGCTGATGCAAGCCGTCCAGCAAAAACTCCTTATGGATCGTGGGCCGATGCTCAACAGCGCGTGGCCGAAGAGGGGGAGTTGTGGTATGTCATGGAGCAGAAGAACACTACCGCAATTGCAGCCGTCTGTGGCGTTGTGTCTGGTAACTTGGAGTGTATTGATATTGACTCAAAATATTATCCGGGTATTGATGCAATTTTGCTTAGTGACATAGCAAAATTCTATCCACACCTTTACGCTCGGCTAAGGATCCACCGCACACCTTCCGGAGGTTATCATATCTTATACCGCATCGCCGACCATGCACCACAGGGGAACATAAAGCTTGCGGGGCGAATGAAGACTGACGAGGAATTACAGGCGGATTATGCGTCTGGTAAACGGAAGCCAACCAAAACGGTGAACTTCCTGGAAACCCGTGGCGAAGGCGGCTATTTTCTTTTTCCCCCTTCATTGGGTTACACTGTTCACCAAAATAACCCTATTCCAGTAATTACTTGGGAAGAGCGTTGTTCATTGATCAATTTATGTCAGAGTTACTGTGAGATCACCAAGGTGGCCCCATCGCCTAAGCTTACACAGACACAGGATTCGATTTACACTACTAATCCATTTGAGGATTTCAATAACCAGTGTGATCCCGTGCAACTCATGGAGTCTCAGGGGTGGAAGTTCCTTCGGGAAAACGCACGCTTTATTTGGTTTACACGCCCGGGTAAGGAGGATGGTGTTTCGGCTTCATTCAACCGTGAAAAGCGAGTGTTTTTTATTTTCACCACCTCAACGGATTTGGACGAAAAGAGAGGCTACAACCCGGCTACTCTATTTGCCGAGTTCACGCACAACGGAGATAAGAAAGCGGCTTTTCGTGAATTGGTACAAGGCGGATTCGGGCAGGTAAAGCGTAACGTTGAGCAGTCATTGGTCAAGAAAGCTGTAATCAATGGACAGGCCGCCATCCCTCCAAATTTTTCCGAGGAAGCGAAACAGGATTTCCTACGATTGCAAGAGCAGTTTGCCCAGCAGCATCCGTATGGTGTTTTTTGGGAATATGATGAAGAACATAAAATCAGGATTAGTCGAGAGGATTTTCTAAATATTGCAAAAAACCTTGGGTTCCGCTCTTATCGTCAGGCAGCAATACAGATCAATGGTAAATTCGTTGATCGAGTCGATGTTATGACCTTCTTCGATAATATGAAAGAGTATATCCAAGAGGAGGACCCCAAGGAGTACAGGGATATATGCAACGCCTACGAAAAATTTATCCAATCGTCTGGAAAGTTTATCATGGATAATCGTTTGGAAAGATTTGATGATTCAGATATAATCCGGGACTCAGCTGATGCTTGTTATAAGTTCTACAATAACGTTGCGATCCGTATTACAGCAGATTCCATTCGTAAAGTTGATTATTCTGAGTTGGACGGCTTGATATGGACTGATCGAATGTTGGGTAGAAATTACCAAGATGATAGTGTGGTTCCGTCTCAGTTATTCCAGACCTATCTTAAAAATGCAACTGGCACCGACACACAGGGCAATGTTAAAGATTATATCCGTAATGTAATTGGATATCTGTCACATGATTTTAAGTCAGAGTCGGCCGGTTATTTAATTGTCATGCAGGAAATGGTTATCAACCCGAAAGACGGTGGTGGATCCGGAAAGAATATTTTCGGTAACATACTTCGAGAAATGACATCAGTTTGTACGGTACCTGGCACCATGATTCAATTCAACGAGAAATTCCTACAACCTTGGAATGGACAACGTGTATTTTTCCTCGCAGATATCGCCAAAAAAATAGACTGGCTTTTCTTGAAAGAACAGACGACAGGGTACGGATTGCTTAAAAAGTTGTATAAGGATGAAAAAGAGGTAAATCCTGAAGATATGCCTAAGATACTTATCAATACCAACTATTCTTATGAAGATCTAGATGGTGGATTAAAGAGACGTATCCGTCCTGTGGAGTTCACAGATTACTACACAATTCATGGTGGGGTTGATGTGGTACATGGGAAGATGTTCCCGTCTGGATTTACAAAAGAAGATTGGAAAGGTTTTGATGAATTCGTTATTGGCTCTATTCAGTACAACTTGGCTCAAAATGGAAAATTGGAACTTGTTGAACTATCCGATATCGGTTGGGACAAAAAGTTCTCGAATCAATACGGGGAAAAGACTTTGGAGTTTTTCAAGGACAATATCACCAATTGGCTAAAAATGGATTATGTAGAGTCAGCAGTATTCCAAAGGCAGTATGATGAGTATGTATCGGGTGAATTGAAAGAGAAATACAAGCTTTCTCAAAAGACACTATCCAATGCAGTGAAAGAGTTCTGCGAGCGATATGGTTTGCAACTTGAACATTCGCAACCGAGGTATATACCTAATCAAGGAACAAAACGTGTGCATATTTTTAACGGTGAATATTCTGGAGAATTGGTGGAAGATGATGGATTTCCGTTTTGATAACTCCACGGGTGATTTTTTCTTATTGAAATACAGTTATTTACAAACTAATTGTTTAAAATGTTTGAAAAGTTTAAAATGTTTAATAAGTTTGTATTGTCAAAACGGTACAACGGTACCCAAGTTTGACAAAAAGGTGAAAGCAGTCACCTAGATGTACTGTAAAAAAAGCGCGGTTAGAAGGAGGGCAATCCTAACTAACCGCTAGTAAAAAATCTCTAACAAAGAATTTAAACGTGATGCAAAGTAACGAAATTTTAACCGAAATCCACAAATCTGTAAAAGAGGTAGTGGGTGACATTGGATTGGATGAAGCAATCGCAATGCACGAAGAATACCAAATTGATAACCACACAACTATTTGTCCTTTCTGTGATTCTTCTGTGAGCGAAGATCAATTGGTTTATGTAGAAGATGCAGGAGGCAGCTGGGAAGATCCGGCAGAAGCTCATAACGAATGCCCATGTTGCCGAGTAGAGTTATCTGCAAGCTCTCTTGAAAAACCCGATTTTGAAACCTGGTTAAAGATAACCGCATGAGCACCCGGGAAGTTAATGGTAGGTTGGATCAGATCCAGCCACCAAAGGTATGGGATGCAACGAATGATCGTACTGATCGTGACGAAGTTGCCGATCGCCTTTCGCGCCTCCAACAGGCCTGGCAAAAGAATAAGTTTAAGCCAACTACAAGAATGGAATATCTGATGCGTAGAATACGAAGTATTTGGAGACGGTTGGTTTTCCGCGTACAGGTAATGGGTGACAAGTGGAACGAATTTATGCAGTCAGAGAAAGCATTATTTGTAATTGGTGCAATAATATTCTCACTATGCATACTTCTCGGCCTACTTCTGGGAGTATACTTCCCTGATTAATTTTTATTCACGAAAGCACAGGGCTTTGCCCGATCTAAAAATGAACATACACACTTTACAGCAACAATACGGAATTAAACTGATCCACCTTGACGGATCGTTACACATGGCGTACCACAGAAAGGTCGTATGCCTTCCCAGAGCGCCGTGATCTTTAGAGGAACTGCGCAGACTGATATTTATTGAGTTTGCGATTAGGATTTAAAAACCGGTTTGGCTCTCTATTTTGAGGGCCATTTTTAAACACACTAGAATATGAAATTTTACGAATTACAGATAGGGCAAAAGTTCACTTTTGACGGCAAGATTTGGGGTAAAGAATTTATTGTCATAGCAAAGGAACCCACCAGTATAACAATTGAACAACTTGGTACTGGTGAAACAACCATCGTTCACAGCAAAAGAAAGAAATACACGTATGAGGTTTCACTTATGGATAATAAGGAGCCATTATATTTTGATGAGATTGAGACTGAATTGCTGACTAAGATACTCCAGGAAGCGTACTGGCTTTCCTCTGAACGAGGTGAGCCCGAAACAAATCGGACAGCAATAAATGCTCTGTACAAGAAAATTAAAGGTTAAACCAAAAGGGAGGTCTAAAAGCCGCCTTGTTAAAAAATATGAGTATGAATAACCCAAGCCCAGATGTATTGGTAGCCTTAGCGGTATCAGTAATAATGCTAATAGCAATTAAAGTAATAACTAAAAGAGACGAAAGAAATGGAAAATATTAAAAACCACTGTTGCCATATTGATTGCAATCAAAACGCAACAAGAACAATTATTTATTCGGGTAAACCTGATGATTATACTGAATTATGCGATCAGCATCTTGTTCAGTATTTGCCGAACAACTATGCAGTAACTGTGGCGCCAGTTTACGGAAAGGAGTCCGAAAATGGATAATTCAAGCCAAAACAGGCAAAAGTTTTTTTCTCTCTATTGGGGTGTAAATTGCATTTCAAATGATGATTTCGTTTGGCATGGACAAGAAACATTGCAAACTGCTTTAAGTACGAGCAAAGGTGATCTTACGGGATGGTATGCCACACTTAAATCATTAAAAGATATTACAAATGAAGATTTGGAATATATTAGACCATTGGTAGGATATGATAATTCGGAAGGCGGTATAATGCTAGTAAAAAGATGGCTTACACCTCTCTATAAGGATTATGACGACCTTAATTATTTCGCTTTAACAGATAGCAAACCTACATTAAGAGTTTTGGATATTATAGATTACCTCAGATCTAAAGGCTACGCTATTCCGTGGACGGGATTATCTATCGAAAAGCAAATAGAGTATGGTTGGGTTAAGCTCATAGAGTAATCGCTACCAGCAAATATCTTCATAACTTCCCAATACGGCCCCTTCTGAAAAGTTGGGGCTTTTTTATTTCTCAGGGAAAAACTCAATTATAGTCTATTTTGTATCTTTGTCGATTAGATGTTTTTTAATACGCAAGATACCGGGCTTAGTATCACAAAGTATCTCAATTGCTCCAAATATTTTCGTCGCTTCAGTTGGCGTATAAAACTTCAATTCACCCCTTGAAATTTGGGTTTCTCCTTTAGCTTTTTTCTGTTTTAGCAAGTCGCGTGCTATTCCAAAATATTCCGCTTTTATAATCATATTACAATAGTTTTATTACTCCACTTACTACCAAATATACTCATAAACAAACATTGTGGAAAGTCAAATTAAACGACAAATTAACAACCGTTCTCCTGCTTTACAACTTTTTCACCACACCACCAAAAAAAAGTGAAATTAGCCATTTCTTACAAAATATTACAGCATATTACAGGTTCTTACAGGTATATTACAAAACGTTTTGTAAGAAAAAACAGCCTTCACAGCCTTTAAACCAATATTTTTACCTATCTTACAAAATAATACCCTTTTTTTATTAAAAAAAACAATTATTAAAAATTGCTATATATATGTTATAACACGCAAACGTTTGCATAAAAACAAGATGTATATGTAAATTATATTCTATAGTAAAGTTATGAAAACAGGGGTATATTTTGTAAGACGATAGGAAAACCCCTCTCACATCTTCCATTCCTCGTTTTTAACCATTTTCGTTTTGTAAGACGACCTTATCGTTTTGTAAGAAAACCCGAATTTCCACTGTTTTGACTCCCTCCCCAACCTTTTTTTACATATCATTTGTGTTATATAATGTTATGTTGTATTTTTACTTTGTGTATGTTAATGGGGGCCGGATCAGTCAAGGGTGAAGGCTCCTATTTCTAGATTTAAAGTTATGAGTAGAATATCAAACAATATCACCCAACAGTTGGACAAATCCGAAATTCAGATTCAAACTGAAATGTTTCAGTGGGCATGGAATACATATCCACAAACACGTCGTTTGCTTTTCCATGTTCCTAATGGTGGCAATCGCTCTGCAAGAGAGGGCATGCAATTCAAAGCTTCTGGTGTTATTGCTGGTGTTCCTGATCTACTTTTTATTTGGAATGGTCAGACATACGGATTTGAGGTGAAAACACTAACTGGCACAGTGAGCAAAGTTCAATCCGATCTTCATTATATTTGGGAAGCCAATGGGATTTCAGTGAAAGTAGTGAGAGAGTTGTGGGAGTTCCAAGTGCATTTCAAAGCTATCATAAATCCAGGAAAGGAGTTTACAGCATGAGTAACCGCACCGGAGATAATATTGCCAAATACCTTTCATCACATCACCCAGATGTGTACCAGGAGGTAACCGATAAACTACAGTCGATTCCTTGCACACCTGAATTGGTAGAACGTGTGGTGAATATAGCGTATCTCAGGAGCGAGGAAGTTTGGAGAGTCAGACTGATAGCAACAACAGCAGTTCTTTTGCTTTGTTCACCTGAATCTATTCATGCTGATACAATGATACGAAAAGGCGTTGCTTTGACTATTGCGGAGATTCTTGGCGTAAGTAAACAGGCTATAGCCAAGAAGCTTGAACAATGTAGGTTTTACTACACCAAAACAGTTTGGGCAAAAGATACAGTAAACGAAATTTTAGAGGAGGTTAGGGGAGATGAGTGAGGAAGCGAAGTTGACAGTGAATCAACGTAGGTTTGTTGAAGAGTATTGCAAAGATTTCAATGCAACGCAGGCTGCTATTCGTGCTGGATATAGCGAGAAGACTGCAGCTGTTGTTGGACATGAGAACCTAAGAAAACCTAATATTTCCGAAGAAATTAAGATTCGCTTAGATCAACTAACCCTTACAGCTGAGGAACTTACCAAAAAGACGGCAGATATCGCCAAAGGCAACCTTGCTGACTATATGATAACTCGAATGGTTGAGTATCGACCAAGGGTAAAGAAAGGGCTTAGGGATATCATAAGCGATCTCGAATTCAATCTAATACTTCAAGAAGAGTTTTGCGCTGAGAAAGGATATACTGAAGATCAGTACGATGATTTTCAAACCAATGTTGTAGAGCCTATCCAGGATAAGATCCTAAAATATTCAATTGAGTTGAAACACAATCCGGACGCTTACCGGTATGTCGATGGGGAGCCTGAGTTGGTTCCCCAAGTCGAGGTTGACATGCCAAAGCTATTGGCAGATAAAGAGCGTGGTATCATTAAATCTTTCAAATACGGCAAGAATGGTTTGGAAGTAGAACTTTACGCAGCTGATGCCGCAATGGATCGTTTAATGCGTGTCAGAGGTATGTTTAAAGATAAATTGGACATCACAACCAAGGATCAATCACTAAACGAAAAAGTATCGCCTGAGGAAGCGCAACGATTATTGAAACAGCTTTCCAGTGGGAATTTTAATGTAGAGGAGGGGTAACTGGATGACACCAACAGCAGGATTCACAAAGCGAGATATCATAGCCCTTTGGTGTAAGTCATCCATAATGAACTACACGAAGTACTTCTTCCAAAAGCAATATGGAAGGAGTTTCGTTGTTGGTGAGCATCATACTAAAATAGCCAATGCGCTGGATGATGTCCTTATGGGCCGTCTTAAGCGGTTGATAATAAACATTGCTCCTCGTTATGGTAAAACTGAATTGGCAGTTAAGAACCTTATCTCCGCTGGTCTTGCAATAAATCCTGCTTCGAAATTCATCCACTTGAGCTACTCGGACGATCTTGCTTTGGATAACTCGGAAGCTGTAAAAGACTTGGTTACGAGTCCAGACTATCAGGCGCTATTTCCTGATGTGCAATTAAAACAAGGTGCCACGGCTAAGAATAAATGGTATACGACACAAGGCGGTGGGGTATATGCTCGTGCCGCTGGTGGACAGGTTACAGGTTTTGGTGCTGGACAGGTCGATCTTGAACCAGGTGACGGTGCTGATGCAGACGAGGAGGAATTCAAAGCAGCCATGGACGAACTTACTGCCGACACCGGCGTAACAACATTCGGCGGCGCATTGATCATTGATGACCCTATCAAACCTGATGATGCTGATAGCGATGTTGTTCGTGGCCGGGTAAATAATCGCTTTGACTCAACTATCATCAACCGGGTGAACTCTCGTAATACTCCGATCATCATCATTATGCAACGATTACATGAGAATGATTTATGTGGTCATGTATTAGAAAATTATCCAGGTGAATGGACGGTTCTGTCGCTTCCTTGTATCATTGTTGAAGATGGACAGGAATTGAAAGATGGGCGTGCGTTATGGGAGTTCAAGCATACGCTTGATGAGCTCCTAAAAATGAACGATATCAACCCAATCAACTTTGGCAGGCAGTACATGCAGAATCCGCAGCCTAAGGAAGGGTTGATGTATAATGAGTTCAAATTGTACAGTGTTAGACCTAATGGGGCCATTACAAGGAAGTCATACACAGATACCGCAGATGAAGGAAAAGATTATCTATGTAGCATCGCTTACGAGGAGACTGACACAGCAATCTACATTACGGATGTGATCTATACGCAGGATCCTATGGAACTGACGGAACCATTGACCGCGCAGCAGTTCGCTTTTAATAAAGTGGAGTTCGCTAAGATTGAATCCAACAACGGAGGTAAGGGTTTTGCCCGTAACGTCGAAACCGAGCTAACCAAAATGAATCATTTCGACACGAAAATTGAATGGTTTCATCAAAGCGCAAATAAAGCTGCAAGGATATTCTCCAACTCAAATAAGGTCAATCAATTGGTTCATATGCCAGTAGGATGGGAGAAGATGTGGCCGGTATTCGCTAAGCATGTCAAAGCTTACTTGAAATCAGGCAAAAATGCGCATGATGATTGTGCCGACTGTATAACAGGTGTTGTTGAAAATTTTGGAGAGACTAACGAAACAGAAATAGATCCTACAGTATTAGGGATGTTTTATTAAAATAAGCAATTATGCCAGTAGAAATTAACCCAACGATCATAGAGAAGCTAGGGGCCAAAGCGCAACCTACATACGAAGTGGATAAAGAGATAGATCCGAAGGAGCATGCTATTTATGACGAATCAAAACGTAAACGTAAAACGGTTGTAAAGCCTATTATGGGTTCGGACGGTAAACCTGAAAAGGATGATAAAGGTAATATCAAAACTCGAACAGAAACTATTGATCCAACCAGGCTTTCGCTTTCTTTGCAGGATATTATTGTGACTCGTAGAGTAGCGTTCATGAACCTTGGAAGGGTAAAATTAACAGCAGAACCAAGCACAGATCAGGAGAAACGTGCGTTTAATCTTTTACAACGTCTTCGTGAAAATAATAAAGTATCCTTCAAGGAATCCGAGATTGCAACGATCCTAAATGAAGAATTACAGGTAGCCAAACTTTACTATTCAGTTGATACGGATGATGCAAGTCACTGGGGTGGTTTATCTAATGTAAAGAAGGATTTTAAGATGCAAATCCTTGCGCCTAGCAAGGGGGATAATCTTCTGCCTGTATTTGATTCTAGAGCCAATCTAGTTTATTTTGGGCGTGGTTATACCCGTACTGTAGATATATTGGAATTAATAGCGAATGGCGGCGATGCAGCAGAAGCAGAAAAAGAGATAAAATGCTTAGATATCTATAGTAAGGATTTTCTTTACAGGTTCGAACAAGGTGATGGAGTAAAAGGTGAGCAAGCAGAAGGAAACTGGATTTACCTTGGTAAAATTGAACTGCCGTACGGTAAAATGCCTTTAAGTTATTATTTCAAGAAAAAACCTATTTGGGCGCCAGTTCAGCCGATTATTGAAAGGTTAGAGACTTGTTTGAGTGACGTATCAGATGCCAATTCTTATAATGCTTCACCATTGCTTGCATTCTTAAATGTTGATGGTGCTCAGGCCCAGGAGAAAGGCGAACAAGGTAAAGCTGTTGCATTGAAAGGTGCAAAAGATGGGCCACCGGCGGATGTTAAATATGTGACTTGGGATCAGGTTATCTCTGCGGTAAAATTTGAGGTTGATACTTTGGTTAACTTCATTTACTCATTAACCCAAACACCAAATATCAGCTTTGAGGAAATGAAGGCTCTGGGAGACCTTTCCGGAGTGGCTTTCGATCGTGTTTTTATTGACGCACATTTGGCAGCCCGTAAGGAAATTGAAGGCGGTTATGGTGAGCTTATACAACGTGGAATCAATATTGAGAAAGCGTTGTTGGCAAGTATGGAAACATCGCTGAAAGCAGCTTTCTCAACTCTTAACGTTGGCTTCGAAGCACCTCATTTTAAACTTGAAGATCTGGAAGCTGATGTTGCATTAGCAATTCAAGCTAAGGAAGGGGGACTAATATCCAACGAAACTGCCATGGGTATTTCTGGACTGATCACAAACGTCCAGGACGAGATGGCTAAGATTAAGGCTGAGGGATCGGCGGCAGGGGACGAGGGGACAGTTATGAAATTGAAAGGCGCTGGGTAACACAACGGCCACCGCGCTGAAAACAAAATGTTTAAAATGTTTACAAAATGTTTGTTTTGTTTGAAATATGTTGTATATTTGTTTCAGCGCGAGGCTAAAGTACAACAGACAACTGCTCCCTTCGGGGTGAGGTAATCAAAAACCAAAAAGGGGCGATAGAGCTTCGCCGACGGGTGTCACATGCATCCAATTTACCTGCGGCAGTTGTTTTCAAAGCAAGGTGCATAAAGAACTATTGGGTCAGGGGTTGTGGAAGTTGAATAGAAGTATTATCAAATCAATTATATGAAAGATCAAGGATTACGAATTGGAAACTACATCTCAGTAGATGGCCATGAAGTTGCAATTGGGACATTATACGTTGACAGCTTTAGTTTTACGATAAATGGTAAAACGTGGAATCCATATTTACCTTTAGATGATCCAAGGGTAAAAGGGATAAATTTAACTGATGATCTTATAGAAAGATGCTTGTTTGTTGCCACACAGAATGGATATTTTCGCCCAGACTTAGGAGAAATTTTCATTTCAAAACCTTTTTCAGAATGTGGTTATTATTTGGTGAAAACAGGAAGTGGCTCAAAGCTTACCTCATTAAAATACCTTCACCAATTGCAGAACTTTTACCACTTGATAACTGGACAAGAATTATTAATTGATTCATATTCTCCAGCTGAGCGTCAACAAATGAAAGATAAGCTGGATAAAGCTTTAAATGAATAATATGAAAGCAAGTGAACTTCGCATAGCCAACTGGGTAATATTAAGTGTTGCAGGGATTAAACACTACGGAAGAATACACACTTTGACTCCAACTAACTTACGTATTGGTGATGGTATAAAATGTGATTATTCCGATTTGGAACCCATTCATTTGACAGAGGATGTATTGTTAAAATGTGGGTTTAATTACAAAGATGGAGAATATGTAAAAGGCTTGTGGAAGCTGGCGGCTGATTACCCAAAAGAAGAGGTTATAGGATATGGTCTTTTTATCAAAAGATTAGATTGGACTCGAACAAATGAGAATAGTATCAAATATCTGCATCAACTGCAAAATCTATTCTTTGGAATTACTGGTCATGACCTGGAAGTAACTTTATGAAAACCAAAAAAATCAAAATACCGATCTACCACGGCACGATGATCCTGATTCAAACGGATAATTGGGAGAAACTCGGACGCCGCTTGAACCTGGAGCTTTCCAACGACACAGACGCTTTCGTTTACAAAGATCCAAAGGATAGGTATGTTGCATGCTTCAGAAGCAACCCATCTCCGGGTATTATTGCTCATGAAGCAGTGCACGTTGTCAATCATGTGTACAATGATAGTAGGATGACGTTAGACCCATTGAACGATGAGCCGCAGGCTTATTTGACTGGATGGGTTGTTGGTGAGATGCATAAGTTTTTATGGAAATAAAGTATATTTGGGTTATGAAGGAGACTATCAAATCATCATACGAAATTAATAATACGGATTTCAATGGAGATTCATTGAAATATGCTTTTAACAAATGTACCCGCGGAATTGCAGAGTTATACATTAGAGATTTTGCTTCACGAAACAATTATAATTTACAAGCATTTGCGGATCATATTAAAGACGAAGTAATCTTTAATGTATTTGACACAACAAAATCTGAATGCCCTTTTAAAACGGAACTTGATATTAACGAGTGGTATCATTTGAAAGAGCAGGGGAAATCAAAAGTTTATGGATCTTATACTTTTAATTTTTAGCTATGGAAAAAATGATTACATCAGCTGATTTGGGAAAAGTGATCTATATAGATCCGTCAAAGCAATCCAAGGTTACATTGACAAAAGTTCCCCGAAAGTTGAAAAAGAAGCTTAAGAAGCTAGGTAAATATCCTCCTGACACCAAGAAGATATTGATTGAAATAATGAAAGGTGACGAGGAATTGGGGTTGTATGATGGTGAATAAATATTGAATGCAACTAACCCACGCTACTATAACAGACATTGCCTACAAATGGGCATTAAAACGTTTCCCTGTTGCTTACAAGGAGATGAAATCTATTATGAGTGAGATTCCTGATGTTATTGGTTTCCGGTCAGGTGAAAGCATCGTCATTGAGGTGAAGATTTCTCGATCGGACTTCATCCGTGATTTTAAGAAGCCACACCGGGTCGGTAAAGCTATGGGTAAGTATCGTTTTTATTGTTGTCCAGAGGGCTTGGTAAAAGTAGATGAGTTACCTGAAAATTGGGGCCTGATTGAAGTTTGTCCCAAGGGAAAATGCGTCGTTGTCCACAACCCTTACAATCCAATGGGTGGTAATATTTGGAAGAATGGATTTGAACGTGATCACGAACTGGAAAATAGAGTAATGTATTCGGCGCTTAGGCGGTCGTTTAGGAAATAGCGTGCGCTCACTTGAAAATCCCCCAGCATCGTGTGATGTTTGGGGAAATAAAAAATCCCCTCGGTTTGGAGGGGATTAAGCAGATGCCTGCATATCCTTATATAGGTTTTCAATCTCTTTAAAAACCTCTAATATTCTATCTATATTTGGACATTCCTGGTGATAAATAAGTGATGTATAAACATGGCGTTCACCCTCTACAATAACATTGTCATACTTTACTAAATCATCTTTAAAATCACATTCTTCATGCCATTTATTAAAAGTTTTATGTCGTCCAGCAGCTTTATTACCATCTTCACTACAAATATAAATTACACACTTATCTCTAAAAGCGAAAAAAGTTTTAACAATTTCATATACCGTAGCCTTTATACGAGGATCATGTCCAGGCTTAATACACTCTTCCCTAAGAATACTAAGAGTGTATAAATTGTCAAAATTTTCGTTAGATAACAGTGTTAAATTATGGTCTTCTGTAAAAGCAATTCTATAATGAATGCCTTTATCAGTGGAAAAACAGTAGATAAATTCTTGCCCTTCTTCCTTTTCGAAATTATAATGGTTTGGCAAGCTTTACTCCTTTTGCTTCCAATTCTTCCTTAGTAATTTCTCCCTTCAAAAATTTCAAGGTTTCTTCTTTCTGCGCAAGAGCTCGGTTAATGGCCTCCATTACCTTCTCTTTTGTGATTGTAGGTTTCATGACGATAATTCTCTTGTGTATGCTCATAATATATTTAGAACTACTGTTTCCCATAAAAGGTTTAAAAATAGTGCCAAATAATAAGTATATACTAGAGAAAACTGTGATCATGCAGCTGCTCTAGAACATGCTTATGAAACAAGTTTAAAGTATAATTTTCAAATAAACAAACTTTATGATGATGTACTTGCTGGAGGCGGTACTGTTGACAATAATGGTGTAATAGATATATTTAAATACAAAAAGATACACTTTTTAGCCCCATAGAAAAGTTTTTATAAAATTGGTGATCTCCAAACATATCCAAACAAAATAAACTATTACAAACAATCTAAATAATGTTAAACGAAGTGAAATAAAATTGTTAAAATTTGTCAAATATTTATGACAATGTATATATGTAACACTATCCGGATCGTACACAAAAATTGATAACTCCAACTTATCAATTGATTAAACCAAAATTCCCCATTATAAGCTGTTGATATTGGATTTCTTTGTTATGTATGACAAGAAGTGAATTTTATTTTATCAACGATCAGCTATCAAGGATGGCGGATCTGTCAGAGAGTATAGAAGAGGATTACGCATGGGGGAGGATATTATTTGCGTTAGAAATGTTTAGACGTGTTGCGATAATGAAAGGTGTCTATTATCGAAATTAAAGGTATAGCCCTCCACTCGAGGGCTTTTTTCTTTCTCCAAACTTTTCCTTAAGTTTGTGTTAACATACGCAAATTATGAAAAGATTTTTTCCATTTATATTAGCAGCTTCCTTGGCTTTTAACGGCTGTAGTAAGAGTGATGTTCCTGGTGAGACGGAGAAAGAGGTGGAACAACCGAAGACACCTTTAGAGATACTTATTGCAAAACTCGAAAAAGCCATCCCTGAAATGAAAGAATTTCCAACGATAGGAATTAGCCAAATTTCTGAAGAAGGCCATTATATCGTTGGAGGTATCAACAATGAGAAATATTTATTTTCTTTGTTTTCCAAGGAAAATAAGGTTGTTACTAAGTATATTAATTCACTTGAGGCTGACGCAAAAGGGAAGTTCAAGAAGGTGATAGTTTCTCCAGTCAAGGGGTATGATGATTTGTTCTACTTTTCGCTTAGCGATGGTAATTTTTCAACTTATCCTGGACATTTGATACTTATAAATGTTGTTGATGGTAAAGTATATCCATTAAGGGATAATAACGCCGAGATGGAGAAACTTGTTAGGTTAAACAAATCTTACGAAGTAATTTCATTCATTTCGGCAGGTAAACTTAGATTGTATTCACAAAAAGGTGAATTGTTGAATATAATTTCATCGTTTAATGATATTGTTGAGGGTGGTAAATACGTTATCATCAATAAAGACCAGTTGATAAAAGCTTCCGTGGGCGGTGATTCAAAAGTATATCTTAGAAACCTTAATATTCATACACCATTTGGTCAAACAACAACAAATTGGGCTAAGTCCTTTTCAATTTTGAATTGGATTCCGAAAACGGGAGAAACAATAAACACAGATTTAGAAATTTCTGACGATAGGGATAATGCTATTGTAACATATACAGCAACGGGTAAAAAATATGATGCAAAAGGTGATCTACAAGATTATACAGAAAAAGGCACTTTAAAAGTTAAAAAGAAAACAGGAGAATTAGTTCAATAAAAAAGCCCTCAAAGGAGGGCTTTTACTATTTACTGTGATTCAAATATTCGACATCGGATACTTCCAGCTTGAGTAAGATATACAACTTTATGAGGGACGAACCTAATATTACAGTGTATACAATACCATTTGATCGCTCTAATGTACATTTTAACACCTAACCCCTTTGGTTTATATTTAGAATTGAAGTCAGCAACTGGGATAGTACCTTGACTTAACCATTCATCTATATTAGTTGTGATGTTGTCATATACATACTGCTCGTAGGTGAGGATAAAAGAATTTTGCCAAGTAAGCTTCGGCTCCTGGATGATAGGGGTATCATTTGCCTTTGCTGAGTCTAGCCGGTACCCAGATTTAGCCATGGATTCCAGTATAAACTCTTCGATGATTTCCAATTTCTCAGCTCGTGCTTCTAATTGCTTCATATCATCGTGTAACTCCTGGCGTTGTCTTTGGAGTTCTTCAGTCATTGATATCAAATTCCCTGTGTTGGATTGTTGGTGTTCTAGTTGTTCCCAACGACGATTAACCTTGATTCGAAGCGGAATATTATATCCGGTCATTAGATCCATAGTTTGAATCTTGGTTAGCTCAAAGCATCGGTGGCGTTGTTTACCTGTAGCTGGAAGAGTATAGTACCCCTGCACAGTTTTGTGCATGCCTAACTTTTCATAGTGTTCGTTTAATACATCGATGTCACGCAGCACAGATCGATGTTCTTTCCCTGTCAACTCCGCAATCTCCCGGCTTGACATTGTTGTTTTTAATTCTGGCAGATTCATTGAGCACCTCCTTCTGTTTGTAAAATGGAAATTGATTTTTTGATAAGCCGATCACTTAGATTAATTCTGCTTAATGCCTGGACAGCTTCGGTTATTTGGTCTTTGTTCTCATCATCAATAGACATCAGTAGGGCATTGACAATTGAATTACATCGGTCGGTCTGCATTACATCGTTTAACCAATTGAGTTGATACAAAAGGTTGTGCAAGTCCTCAATGGTATCTTTGTCCATTACGATAGACTTTGGTAGTTCTTGAGTACTCAACATGACAAACCTCCTTTCATTTCCTGAAGGTAAGCCGGTGAAGCAATACCACATACAGCAGCTACCCAGATTTCATCTGTGTAACGCTCGCCAACTTCTTCGTAGATGTCAACGGCGATCCGTATGGAGACATTGTAAATAGTTTGAATTTCTTGGATTTGATCAACTGGCACAGATGGTGCAGTCATGAAAGCTACTATGTTGGATGGTAGCTTGTGGGTTTGATTTTTCGCTGTTCGCATTAGTGAAAATATTAAAAATGCCCAGGTCACCGCGAACAGCGTCGGAGTACCGATGAGTTCCCGGACTTTCACCGGTATGCCTGAGCTATATTGTTAATAAATTATTCGTGGACTCACTCCACGCTGTTCGCATTTCAAAAATGCAAAACAAATTTTATATATCCAAATTTTAATCAAACATCTTTACTTCTGATATCGTTTTTCCACTTTTATCTATTTTATAATAGTATTTACCTAAAACAGAGTTACCTAGTGAATTCTTACCATAAGCATCAATATATACAATATATTCAACTGTTTCTTTTAATTCTTGTGGAGATGCAGTTGATTTAATATTTTTTAATTCCTTCTGCATTTCTGTATTTTTATTTACTAAGTTGTTAACTTCAGTAAAATTATTAATTTGCTTATTGTAATACCATAAAAATGTGTCATAATATTTTTTATGGCGACTAAGGCCGGTCGTATCAGAACTTTTAGCGATCCTGTCATAATCGTCTTTAGCTTTTAAGGCATCTCTTTTCGATTTCTGGTAATCTCCAAAATAATCGGTGGTATCTTTATTTCTTATTTTAAGAATTTCAAATTGATACTGTAAATCCCTATCATTTTCTTCAAGTTTTTCAGCCAAGCTTATTGGCGACACAATGCAATTCATGAGTTTATATGAGTAAGGGTCTTTAAAGTTACGAGGCACATATACATTTTTAAACCATGCTGTTGTTTTTGATTTTAAAATAGATAAATCATTATTAATCTTCTTTTGCTGACTAAAAACTGCGCTGATACTTACCATTAATGATAATAATAGTAAAACCCTTTTCATAACGTTAATATATTTTTGCCTTAAATATATTCATTACACCCCATTTGTCAAAACGGTTTCCATTAAGCATCGCGCCTAGGCTTCACAAATATAATAAACTTTTTAAACAAACCAAACATTTGTGATATGTTGCGTTATGTTTTCCACACTCGCAATACACATGTTGTCCACAGAACGAATGACAACCACGACTATTTCCCTTCACCAACCCTTCAAGGTACTTTTGTTATATCGGGTTCTAACTGTTTAGAAAGGCCATTCGATATGGGTAGACACTGGTAAAAACAAAGACAAATGGATATCAAAAAAGCAATTAGAGCATTACTTCAAACCAAGTTTGGGGGCGCTCAACTTTCAGCAGCTCGTGTAGATGAGTTGGCAAAACGATTTGAAGGTAAAGTTACAACAGAAGAGGAACTGGAAGCAAAGATGGGAGCGATCAATGAATACTTGCCATTTACAGATTTGGCCAAGGACGATGATCGTGCTCGGAGTGTACAAGCGGAATTGGAAAAATTAAAAACACCAGCTCCTGCACCACAACCTACTCCGCCTGAACCAGCACCTGTTCCAGCTCCTGCGGCAAGTGAAGAAGTGCCAGCGTGGGCCAAGGCTATTATTGATGGCAATAAAACGGTAACAGAGAAACTTGCTGCTCTTGAGGGGCAGAAGGTAATTAATGACCGTCGATCAATCATCCAAGCTAAGCTCAAAGACGCCGGGGAAGACTACAGCGCAAAGGTATTACGTGATTTCGGTCGTATGAACTTTGCTACTGATGATGACTTTAATACTTATCTGACGGATGTAGAAACCGACTTCGCTAACCATACGCAAACGCAAGCTGAAAGTAAATTGGGGAAGGATAGTCCATTTTCGAGTGTAGGTAAAGATGGCAAAGTCAAGGAAGCAACTAAGGAAGAGTTGGATTCTGTGATGAGCGAAATTGGATTACAATAGTTATTCAAATGGGAACAACAGTAAATTTAAACAACGACGAACAAATCATCGATACTTCACGGGACACCGTGATTATCGTTGACAATTTCCAGTCTGTTCGTGGTGGTCGTGCTCTTGAGGTGACAGGTTACACACCTAAAGTCATTTATGCGGGGCATGTTATCATCAAAGATACAGCGACAGGAAATATTTATAAGCCCATGCCGGTTAACACTGATGGAACTGCTTACGCAGCTTTGCCAGCAGGTTACGAGTATGCGCACATTTTGATCAATTCGATATTAACAGCAAAACCCGCTGCTGGATTATTAGTGAGGGGAACGGTAAACTATAAGGCATGTTACATTGAGCCGACAGCGGAAGCAATGGAAGCATTAAAGCCTTTAATTGATTTTAGAGCAGACTAATGGAAAAATCACTATTTATTCAATGGGTACAAAAATTCTTCCCAGGAATTATTGTACGAACAGTCGAGACATTGAACGATACAAAGAGACCATTGGTCTACTTGCACACTACAATGTTAAAGCCAGTTTTTTCGGTAACTGGTAAATGGGAAAGTCTATCTGCTTCTTTTAGTCTAGTTGCGGCCGATGTTGTGGCCATGGATTCTAGCCTTCCTTTGAAGACTAGAGATTCTATCTCACAAGCTTCAGGTGATATCCCTAAAATGGGGATTGAATTAGCTCTTAATGAAACAGAGCTTACTCAATTGGACACTTTGATAGCGAACGGAGCGACTAACGGTCAGGTAATCGCCAAGTTATTTGCAGATACTCCTCGTGCTATTGGAGCAATTTATGAACGTAACGAAGCTATTTTCTTACGTGGATTCTCTACAGGTATCACCTTGGTTGATGATCCCGAAAATGTAGGCGTAGGCGTTCGCTGCGATTATAAATATCGCGCTGATCACCTTTTTGGTGTTGCTGCTCTGTATTCAGATAAAGTCAATGCGAAACCTTTTGATGATTTTCAAAGAGTTATCGATAAAGCAACAGCAGATGGTGTGACAATCACCCAAGTTTATACTGACACAGCAACAATCAATGCTATTGCGGCCACTGATCAAGCGAAAGAGTACTATTCTTTTAGCCAAAACAGCACTGGCAACAAGCAAATTCCAAACCTTGACTTTGATCAGTTGAATACTTTGGTTACCAAACGTTATGGCTTTACTTTTATTAAAGTTGATCGTACTATCAAAGTTGAAAAGGATGGTAAACGAACATCGTTTAAGCCTTTCGCAGCTGGGGCAATGGTTTTTGTTGCATCACAAATGGTTGGGGAATTGGTTTACGCTCGTTTGGCGGAAGAAAACCACAAACAGGCAGGGGTTGAGTACCAAAAAGCTAACGAATACATTCTTGTGAGCAAATTCCGTACAACTACACCTTCCTTGAAAGAAGTTACACGTGCTCAGGCTCGCGTAGTTCCGGTGGTAACTGCAATCGACGAAATCTATTTGTTGGACACTAAAACCGTACAAGCATAATGGCAGATCAAGAAAATAAAACAGGAGCACAATCAGGTGCTCCTTCAGCTTCTCCACAAGGTGGGCCGAAGTTGGTTAAGCATATCGTCACGGAATCGGATCTAAAACACAACCCTGACCTTGAAAAACGAGGTATTAAAGTTGGCGATGAGGTAGAGATTCCAGAAGATGCTAAAGCTAAAGCTGACGAACGTGCGCAGAAAGATGCAGCGGCCGCGGCCAAGGTAAAAGGAGACTCCAAACCGTCAAAGAAAAAATACATTGTCATTTCTCCATTTGCTGATAAAGACAACTTTGGCAAGAAATGGGTTGAAGGTGATGATGTGTCTCATTTCTCTCAGGATCGTTTGGATTTGTGTGTTGAACGTGGTTTGGTAAAGAAAGGGTAATTACCCGTATTTAGATAATATGGCAAGTGTAAAGGAAGTCTTAGTGTCGTCGATGGGGTTTAAGTTCCCTGATGCAACCGTTGAAATGATGTTGGCGGAAAATGGGTTAGATCCTGTAGCGGAACGTGAGCCCCAAAATCAAGATCAGACTAAAGCATTGGATCTTTCCCGGGCAGGGTTGATTGACTTCCTTTTAACACAGCCTAAATCTGTCAAGGAATTGGATTATCAACTTACTCAACAGGATGCTACTGCTTTGGAAGCTTTACGTAGACGGTTGTTGCTTCGTTGGGGGATTGATGAAACGCCAGTTACATCGGGATTTGTTGACCTTTCAAATACTCATTAATCATGTATCCTGATCAGTATCCAGATAAATTGGTGAGGGAAGACGGAAGCGAATTGTCTTGCCGTTTCTATCCAAACAACCGAAGCGCTGGTATGAAGAAAGTGAAGGATGGTGTTGAGGTTGATGTGAAGTTTACCATTGCTCTACCCGTTGATTCTCCAATGTTCTTAGTTGACGAGGTGATTACTGGATATGATCGAAATGGTGAAGTTATATGTTGGCAGGAGACTGTTGCAATTTTTCATCGTGGCCAGCTTCATTGTGTAATGTACGTGTGATATGTTAAAATTGGTTTTAGATATGACTCCTGCGGAGATTGAACAAGTCCAAAAGGAAATGTACGATGAAGTTGATCGTAAGACGCTTGAAGCATTCAAACTTGTCCTAGCTGAAGCTCTGAAAATCCAGAGGGCTAGAATGAGAATGGACGGCGGGTATGATGATCTAACCGGACAATTACGTTCGTCTACTGGTGGAATTATTTTTAAAGACGGGAAAGTGTTGTTTGAGGATTTTCAGTTATCTCCTTATGGGAGTAATAGGGCACCAGGAATGAAAGAAGGTAAAGAACTTGCATTTTCTCAGTTAAGAGAATCGCAAGGTTGGGGTATTGTCTTAGTAGCAGGAAAGGAATATGCAGGTTGGGTGCAAGCTAAAGGTCTATCTGTTTTAGCAACCGCTGAATCTGAGGTTAGAAAATCTTTGGAACAGGCATTTAATAATATTAGCGTATGAAGAAGTTAATAAAAACTGATTTCCAAGCAAAAAGAGATATTAAACAGGTTTTATTAAACTCAGGAATTGACTTGTTAATTTCAGGGGAGATTAGAACAGCGCAACGACGCTTAGGCTCTACTAAAGAGGATTTAGTTTTAAATTCCGCAACTTATGACGCGGACCAAGCGCAGGAAGGTTTGTTTAATATTAATATTCATGTTCCAAACCTGAAAAATCAAACTGCTGAAAATCCTACTGCTAAAGATAATACTCAACCTGATGAACCAAGAATGGAAGAAATAGCTGAGTTAATTGTTGCTGCTGTTGATGATTACCATGGTTTTGATTTTTCATTGAAACTTAAGAATCCAGGAGAGCTTGTAGGGTTCGGTACAGATTGGCTTTACAATATCCAAGTATACTATAATTTCCTTCGGACAGATATCACGAGCTAGTAAAAAATAGAATATTAACTATCGAATCGGGGAAGGGCAAAAGAACCGATTTGATCTCTAACAAAGAATAATATGTTTCCAGTAAAAGGAGTTGAATCGATTGAGTTCGCAAAAGTAAGTGCGGACGGGACTTTACCAACTACAGGATGGGTAAAGATTACTGATATCGAAATGGGATCAGTATCAATCAATGTTCCTGAAAAAGTACTAACCAAAATTAAGGTAGAAGATAAGCCTGGTACTTGGGCAGTAGTTGGAGAGGAGGGTGACGGAGCTAGTATTACAGGTAAATCACTAAATATGGAACCTAAATCAGCCGACCTTATTTTTAAGGGAGATGTCGCATCCACTTCTACGACCAAATTCGAAGCGCCAATTGATCAAACAGCGGAAGTTAACCTTGCGGTTCGTTTGACAAGTAAACCTCGTTTAGGCTACAAGTTTGTTATGGTTATTCTTAACGGATCAATCATTGGTCGAATTGAGAATACCTTGACAAAAGATGGAGCTGATTTCTTGGCGCTGGGTTTCACCGCTGAAGCGTTAGGAGTAGTTGACGCAGACGGCGATGCATTAGCACCATGGTATTTCGAAAAAGTAGCAGTGGCTTAACCGCAGTACACGATTTTTACCCCGAAAACCACTCTTGTGGAAAAGGTTGGCGAGTAGGGGTTATTTTTAACGGCATTTCGCCATTTACCTTTCCAAAATGCAAGAACAAGAATTAACTCCACTTGAGGCCCAACGCCTAATTGTTAAAACTTTTAATGACCATCCTGAACAATTGGGAGAGGTCACACTTCCGAGAACAGATTTCTTTGGTAAACTATTCAAACGTAAGCGTACAGTTTCCTTACAACTTCGCGGTATTTCTGCTGGTGTTTCCCAGGACATCGCTTTACGTCTCATGGAAATGACGGGAGCAAAAGATATACAAAACCTTCCATCATCTGACCAGATATTTACCTTACTTAGAGATAATGTCGCCGGATTAACTGATGTTATTGCAATGGCTATAAACAATAACCCCGCTACGCCATCACAAGAACTTTCTATTGCGCTAAGATACCAATTCACAAACGGACAGATAAACGCAATGTTCCGCATGGTCTACGGGAGGTTAGACCTTGAGCCTTTTTTCGACTCTTTAACTTTAGCAAGAAGCCTAGTGATAAATCTTACCCAGGACAAGGAAGTCCTTGGTCAATAGTCGCCAATACTGCAATCGCCTTTAAGGGCTGGATGACTGAGGATGAGTTAAAGTATAAGGTCAGTTATCAAAATCTTTTGTTGTATAGCCTTGTATTGCCGCCAATTGGAGATGATAATACGGGAGCCACTCCGGTTGAAGGTGAACCTGTTGATATGTTCGACTTCTTTAATGGCTTGAGCACAGACTAAGTTGTCATTTACCTTTAAGACAACTACCAAAACTTATCACAACATAACGTTTTTGGTAAGTTTGTTTAATGGCTGATTTACGGTATAAAGTAGTAGTTGATGATGATGAAGCAAAGCGCAAAATAAGCGAATTGTTGAAGGGGAGTGGTGTGTCTGCCAGTGGAATGGGAGATGGATCAGGTGACGTTAAAAAGTCAACTTCTGCTGTAAATCAACTCAGTGATGCTCAACGTAAGTTAAAGGAAGTTCAATTACAAAACATGGAATCCTTGCGGAAATTACGTGAGGAGCGTTCCAAAGAGATTTCTGATTTGAATGTGTTGAAACAGTTGGAGCAAGACGCAAAGACTGTTTTGGCTGAAAAGAAAGCAGCGACAGAATCTCTTACCCAAACCGAAAAAGAGCTTAATATTCAGTATAAGCAGGGACAGATTGAGCTTCAAGAGTATACACGAGAATTGAAGGAGCAGGCGGAGGAGAGACGTGCTGCTAATGAAGTTGAACGAGAAGCCGAAAAAGCTGTAAAGGCGGCGGAAAAAGCCCGTAAAGACGCAGAGGCGAATGCAGAGCGACAACGTAAAGCTGCGGAAAAACGCCGTAAGGAACTCGAAAAAGAAAACAGCGCCTATTATCAACTAAATAAGGCCCTAGGAAACGTTCGGAAGGAATCAAAAGATGTCCTTGCGGAGATGTTTAGTTTGGAACGGCAAGGGCTAAAAAATAGCGCAGCTTATGAAGAGTTGGAGAAGAAATCTAAGGATCTTGTCAAAGAAACCCAAATTTTAGATAAAGGTATCAAGAATATTGATGCCACCCTTGGACTCCATCAACGAAATGTAGGTAACTACGCAGGTGAACTGGACGGCCTTATTCCAATTATTGGGCGAATCAATAGCCAGTTAGCTTCATTTGGAACTTCCATTGATGATTTAGCTGGTAAACCTGGATCAGTTAAAGAACTGGGCAAAGCATTCGTCACTGCCGGAACCAATATATTAAACTTCCTCGTTTCACCAATTGGATTAGCAATAACTGCAATCACAGGATTGTTTATGCTGTTCCAAAAGAATAAACAAACTGTAATTGATTTTGATGATGGATTGAAGTCGGTTTCCAAAACTACTGGATTAGCAGGGAAGGATCTACAATCTTATTCAGATGATGTTATTCAGTTATCACGTTCACTTAAAACAGTAGAATCTAAACAACTTCTTGAATATTCCGCTGTAGCCGGTCAACTTGGTGTAAAAGGCAGGCAAGATCTTCTGAATTTCTCCGATGCGTTGGCTAAGCTGGAAACTGCATCTGATATCAAAGGTGAAGAAGGGGCCACTAAGATAGCTCGCTTGCTTACACTTACTGATGGCGGCGTTCAAAATGTTAAGGAGTTTGGTGATGAGATCGTAAATCTTGGTAACAACTTCGCTGCGACCGAATCAGAGATATTAGGTAATGCCGAAGCTATCGCTCAAAACGTTGGTTTGTACAAAATTGGCCGTAAAGACGTCCTTGCATATGCTACAGCAACAAAAGCTGTAGGTCTCGAAGCTGAGGTTGTCGGTTCAACGTTCGCTCGTACTTTAGGGCAGTTTGAAAAGATGACTAGATCTGGCAAAGGAGTAGCGGATTTATTAAAAATCATTGGAGGTAACCAAGCTGAACTAGAGAAACGATTCAAAACGGATGCTAGTGGTGTATTTATGGATTATATTGCTGGATTGAACAAGATTAATCAAGCGGGTGGTTCGGTAAACGAAGCATTAGAAAGAACAGGAATCATTGCGGTACGTGACCAAAGGGTGATAGCTTCTCTTGCATCAACAGGTTATGATACATTGACTAACGCTATGAATACTGCTAAAAATGCTCATGGAGCAATGCAGGCGGAATTTGAAACTGGCGCTGGTAAGTTGGTAAATCAATCCAAAAGAATTGGAATAGCTTGGGACAATGTAGTTCTATCAATTGAAAACGGAACTGGGGCAATTGGTAAGTTTTCAGTAGCTACTATTGGGTTCTTTGCTGACATTATTGAAAGCGTAAACAAAGTTGTTTCATCTAAAGGATGGGTTGAGTTATTTACTAGGCACACGGGCACCATTTTAGGAGGTGCTTTATTTGGAGCTAATGGCGCGTCCAAAGCTAATGATATCATGGATGATTGGTTTCCTGCGGCTAATAAGAATAATGGCGAGGATGCTGCCAAGTTCTTTACAGAATTTTCTAGCAAAACCCGTGAGGAGCAATTAAAGATGATTGCAAATCAAGAGGAAATGATTAAAAACCAAGGAACACTGAATAAAGCCTTCAATAACCCAATGTATGCTGAGAACCTTAAGAAAATGAGGTCATTATTGAAGACTGATGTTAAAGGTGTTGAATTTGGTGAAAGCGAAAAAGATGCAAAAGCAAAAGAAAGGTTACAAGCTAAAGCAGCTAAGCTTGCAGAGCAAACGCGCCAAGCCACCGAACGCCAACGTTCACTACAACTAGAAATCGACAAGATCAACGAGACCGCATCCAGGAACCAACTTTCCCGTGATGAATCAGAGGTCGCTTCTGTAAAGGATAAATATGCTAAGATCAAGGAGGAGGTTCGCAAGTTCTTTGCTGATCCTAAAAACAAGGGTTTGCGTGTAGATATGAGCGGATTGCAACGATCGGAAAATTTCGAAGTTGCCGAAGCAACCACCCGTCAAGATACTAAGAGACTTGAGCAATCTTTTGATGCTCAGAAAAAGTTACTGGATGAATATAATTCATATGCTGAACAAACATCCAAAGAAGCTGCAGACAAACGTTTTGCCAGTGAATTGGCTGCCTTTAAAGGATATGAAGAAAATGTTGAAAAAGCATACTTTGATCTTTTGGCAAAAAAGAAAACTGCTGATTTGGAAGGGTTAAATAGTACGATCAAATTTACACAAGCAGAAGAGGAGCAGTTTAAGGCATTAAGCAAGCGTAGAGAGGATATTGTTAATGAAAATCGTCAACGGGAGAGCAAAAGAATAATAGAAGCTCTTCAATTGTCAGAGACCTATTCTGATAAAATATTAAAGGTTCAGGAAAAATATAAGAAAGCTTATGCTGATTTAGGAGAAAAAGCAACAAAAGAGCAAAAGGATCAATTAGCAAAAGGGCTAAAAGACGAGACAAGTGCAATTCTTGTAGCTCAGTATCAGCGCGAAGTAGATACAGAAAAAATGTACTATAGGCTTTCTATTCTCAGTAAAAAAGCTTCAATTGATGCTATCGCGCAAGCAAGGAAAGCTTTGCTGGAACAGAGGAAAAAGGGAATGTCCGATAAGGATTTTGAGAGGGAATTATTTCAGTTAGATAGCGCAGAAGCTCAAGTAAACTTAGATAAATCCTGGATTGCATCCACAGGAGCTTTGAAAAAGTACAGAGAGCAAGTTCAATTATACGGTAAAGATTCCGATCAGGCCAAACAAGCGCAAAAAGATATGTTTACCGCATTGGCTTCGGATCTTAAAAATGCTCAACAAATTATTGGCGATGTAAATGGATTGTTAGGTTCCATTGGCGCTAGCGACGGCTTACAAAATACCGTTAACCAGATCGGCAACTTGGTTGGCGGAATGGGAGAGTTAGCGGCTGGGATTGCCAGTGGAAACCCAATTTCAATCATCAGTGGATCCATCAAAACCCTAACCTCCGCACTCGACCTTTTCAATACTAAAGATAAGAAACTACAAAAGCAAATTGATGCCTACAAAGGACAGTTGGATAACCTTGGAAAAGCATACGATACTTTGCAGCGCCGTATTTCCAATAGCGTTGGTGAAAATTATTACAGTGATAGTGATAAGGCTATCGCCAACCTTAAAGAGCAGCAACGCATCCTTGCAGAGATGGCCCGTGCTGAGGAGGACAAGAAAAAGACAGACAAGGACAAGGTTAGGGGTTATTATGACGAGATTGATTCTATCAATAAACAAATCGAAGATATCCAAAAATCTATAACTGAGAACCTTGTACAAACCACTTTCAAAGATTTATCAGCTTCTCTTGCTGATGCATTGGTTACCGCATTTGAAGCAGGCGAAAGCGCTGTTGATTCTTTGGATGAAACGTTTGATAAATTCATCAAAAACGCCCTGGTAAACTCACTCAAGTTGAAGATGATTGAACCGATTGTCAACGACATGGTGAATCAGTTGGCTGATTACATGAAGTCCAATAATAACTCATTAACCGGTTTCAATTTCGCTGTTTGGAAAGATAAGATTGACGGCGCCGGAACAGAATTTACCAAGACATTGGAGGAGGCCTACAAGCAATTGGGATTGAGCAAGGATGGAACTTCTACCAGTGGAGGATTGAAGGGGTCGATTCAACGGGAGTTGACCGAATCTACCGCAAGCGAGTTGACTGGACTAGCTAGATCCCAAACCGAGTTGTTAAAAAGATCATTTGATGAAAGCAAATCCCAAGGAATTACAATGGGTAAGCAATTGGCGGTTGCCATAGATCAATTAACAGCTTTGAACGCTATTCAAGTGAATACCGGAGAAACAGTTAAACGCCTGGATACAGCCGTGAGTGAGCTTCAATCAATCAATAAAAGTTTAGGAGGACGATTCTAATGTTTAGTCAAGAAATATATAATCTGGTTAAGAAGAGCAAGGGGTGTGGTTGGGGGCTTAGCAAAGTTGCCACGGCTAACGGAATTCAGGAGTTAGTCCGCTTACTCAAATCCCCAAAAGGTGTGGAGTTCGCAATGGTCACTGATTTCCTCACATTGAAAGTTCTGCAGAAATACCGGAAAGAGTTGGAGTCCGAAGGTATCTATTTCGATGGAGTTCACACTGTGATCAATCCGCGCTTTCTTTTGGTTCTTGGAGGTCAGGTCAATGTTGAGGTGAATGGATACGAGGTTAGCCAAATTTATGCTAAACGTGGAGTTGTCAAATTAACCGCCATAGAAAATTCATTTGTCACTGCGGAAATAAAGGAAGGTCAGCTGATTAAAGAAGTATTTGGAAACGCTAAAGTGAGGGAGTTTAAAAAATGAGTTTCGAGATAGAAGATAAAGTTGCAAGCACTGCTTTCGGGCTATTTTTTCAGCGTGGCACATGGAGTGAGTTGCTTAAGCTGCCTACTCCAAAGGAACGTGCATTCCACGATTGGGCTGATGAGCATGGAAAAGATTACGATACCACATCACCAACCTTCTTCCAGTCGATCCAATACAGTATCAAGTGCTATTTGAAATCTACCAGTCTTACCGATTTGCAAAATCAAAGAGACGCGCTTTTGGAAATATTGGCTAAGCCTGAAGGATTCAATTTGCGAGTGGATGCTTTGGGGCGGTCATTCTCTTTACGCTATGTGAGCTCGCCCGATTTTAATGTTATGAACCCTCGGAAGCAGAGCGGCTATATGTATACTGATTTCACCTTGGTGTTAGAAAACAACTTCGCTCCTGTTGGTGTCGATTTCTATCTAGCGGATGTAAACGGTTTAATCCTGAGTTACCCTGACAAGCCAATCCAGTTTGAACAACAAAAACAACTATTCTAATGCTAGTACAGGTAAAGAGAAACGGGGTAAATACCATACAGCTTCCTTTAAACGCTTCAACTTTCAGCAATAAGGTAATGGCGGAGCATGGACTATCATTTAGTTTGGGTGACGTTGCTACTTTAGGATTGCGAGTCGGTGATACGTTGATGTACAAAGGGGAGGAATACACGTTGAACCAGGTCGAGGACTTCAAGAAAATGAGCCGATTTGTCGCTGGGTACGATTTTGTTTTTGAAGGATCACGCCATACTTTGGGATATCTGTTCCTTGATCATCTTGGAGCGCGCAAGTTCTCTTTTTCCGGTACCGCCGAAGAGTGGCTTCATTTATTTGTCGATTGTGCAAATTCAAAGAGCAGCGGGTGGTCAGTTGGAGAATTTGAAGACCTCGGACGTGTTACCGTGGAATTCGATAGTACCTACATCCTAGATGCCCTTACCATGGTTGCGCAGGCAATGAGAGCCGAATGGGGGATCAAAGGCAAAGTGATTTCATTAAAGAAGACAGTAGGAACACCTAGATCGTTGACGCTTGAATATGGGAAAAATAAAGGTTTATACAGTCTTACACGCAAGTCATTACAGGATAAAAAGATCGTTACCCGGGCTTATGCTCGTGGAGGTGATAAGAACCTGCCCGAGGGCACCTTTAACTACTTCACTATTCCTGGTTATGTAGAAAAAAACACTGCATTGTACGGTATCCGAGAAGGCGAATTTATAGATGAGGAAATCTATCCTCAAAGGACTGGTACTGTTACATCTGTAGCACAGATCGATAAACAGCTATTCACTGTTACCGACACATCAATTGATTTCGATTTAAATGGTCAGCGCGTTGATGGGGAAACGGCATACATCGTTTTCAAATCGGGCTTTCTTGAAGGGAATCAGTTCGAAATAACTAGTTACAATCACACGACCAAAACAATACGTTTCAAAGCGAACGACGAAGGTAATGGTTTACTAATTCCCACAGAGGTTGTACATGCAGATGTAGGAGATAAATATACCCTTATTGGTATTCGTATGCCTCAATCTTATATTGATGCTGCAGCAGCTGAATTGACAACCAAAAGACAGGAATATTTGGATAGCAACTCTATTCCGAGGGTGGTGTATGAACTGGAAGTTGATTATATCCAATTGAAAAGATGGGCCACTGAACTTAATGCAGGCGATATTATTCGATTGGTCGATGAAGAAAAAGGTATTGATGACCAAATCCGTGTCACTGAACTATCATACCCGGCGATTTATCCTGATGTTATTGAGAATGGTATGTCATTCAGTGCAGTGATCGGAAATGAGGTTACTTATACGCTATTCGAGAAAATTCAAAACGATATCAAGGAACAAAAGGAAGTCGTAACGCAATACAACAAGCAATCATGGGAACGCGATCGGCGTAATGTTCAAGCATTGACTGAATTCAAATCAGGTGTCTTTGATCCTGACGGGAACTTGGCAGAGGCAATTCAACAGGCGATTGTAGGATGGTATGGAACACCATCACAATATTATGACCTAGATGGAGTAATGATGACTGTTAATGCCGGAGGTAATCCCAATTCTTTTGGAATGTCTGCTGGCCGGTTGATTCATAAATCATATGAGATAGTTGGGTTAGGCAACATTTGGAATTTGACTGCTTTTTCTGTCATCAACTTGGAGCCATTGGAAAAATACTACTTATCTGCTAAAGTGAGCCAAACTGCCCTAACGGGAGAGTGGGTGTTGTCCAAAGATAAAAAGATGACTGATTCAGAACCAGGTTATTGGTATTTCAATTTTGGAATCCTTTCAAGCGTGATCGAAGGCGTCAGAAGTTTTCAGGCAACTAAAGGTTTCACTTTGATTTCAGGAGGACAAATTGAAACTGATGTTATCACAGCCTACCTGATAAATGTCCGTCGGTTATTTGCACAGGTGATTACTGTGGGAAGTGATGGTTTTGTTAACGCCGGTATCAGTGGTTTAAACGACAGAGGTTCGTTAAGTCAACGTTATTGGTCAGGAGCAATTGAAGAAAATCGCTATGAAGCTCCATTCCAGGTTCTTGATGATGGATCAATGGAAGCAAGTAAAGGTAAAATAGCAGACTTTCTAATTCAAAATGGGTTACTGACAACAACTCCCATCCCATTCCCTGGTGAGGACGATCCTCAAGTTGGCGTCATAATGGGGGATGATGGTATACTATCCCGTAATAGTCGGATTTCATTCTTACCTGCATCCACCGGCCTAGATTTTAGAGCTTCGTTGATAGGCGAATCTGCTGCTGCAATGCCTCCAACTGGCCCAATTTTCATCGCCGACGTTCGCGCTGGTGTTTTCGGTATCAGAAGACAGGAACTTACTCAGGATGCTTTAGATCAGCTCTTAGGAGCATGGGGAAGATATGGGGCAATGTTTAGTTCTATCAAGCTTTTAGGAGCTAAATATGAGCCTATAAAGGTAGTTAACGATACGGGTGATTACTATATGTCAGGGAATGATTATGCGATAACAAAAACGGGATCTGGGAAAATTTATTTACCTGTTGATAATTTGGAGATTGGCCGGGTAGTAGAAGTAAGAAATACGAATGGATCGGCTTTCTCAATAACAATTAATGGCAATGGAAGTCAGATTTATACCCTTTTAAATACTGCGGTTACCGAAACTGAATTACCTAGGTATAATTCTAGGAAATATCGTTTCACAGGATCACAGTGGGTAGAGTTCGGTCAGTATACGACATAAAAAAGAATTAATGAGCAACTAAATAAATATAGAGATGGCAGAAGAAAAGAATCCAATGGAATGGCCTAGAGAAGCTAATGAGGCATCCGATTTTACTTTCATGATGGTTGGAAATAATAATGATCCTATCATGAAGATTAAGAAGGAAAAGTTGAATGAAATTATTGTTGTGCAGGGGGAATCTATGCCAGCTATTCAAGGTGGGACTACCACTGGAACAGCAGTAGCCTTGTCAGCGGGCCCAACAGGACAAAATCGTTGGTTCGATGCGTCATGGGGATATTGGAAATATAACAATGTTGTATTAAAGAATCCGTTGGGGACGGACGGTATTCCGCAAGGGAATGATGGTACTCTTTATTGGGATGGTACTGCACTTACTTGGAAAATTAGTAAGATGCAAGAACTTCCTCAAGCAATAGCCGATGGTATTGTGTCAAAAGGGAATATTAAAGCTCCTCCTGGGGGCGGTGTTTTTGAATCTAACATGAAAATAACCGCTAAGGTTGGTTACTCCGCTGGTGGGTCTTATGATTTGATTTTTGAACGTGGTAGTATTGATAGCGCCGGGGTTGATATTCCATACGTTTCTACCCAACCAAGGATGCGTACTGGATTTATTAGCTTAAAAAATACTAGAATCAATATTTCATCTGTAGCCAATCAGGTTTTAATATATGTATATGATATTACAAAGAGATTCAGATACCGAACAACTGATGTCGGATTTATTAATAACTATACCATAAATCCAGATAACGGCTATTTCCGTATTGTTGCTAAAAAGGCGGATGACAGCATTATTTCTGATCTCGATTTGCAATCAGATGTTGTGATCAATACTCAAGAACTTTCGTTAAAAAGCATGAACGGCCTTGATAAAGTCGAGTCTTTAATGGGAACCACATCATACAATGTTTTTTGGACTCAAGGAAGTATTGACGATACCGACGAACAGGAGATTTATAAATTTAAGCATGCTCTTTTTTCCTCATTCTATAAATCAATAGGCAATACACTAACAGTGTCGGTAAACGTTGGGTATAAAGTTCGCGTTAAGATTTACAAGGGTCCGGAAGGAAGTAAGGAGAATATAGTAAGCACACATGCATCTGCAGTTAGTCATACCATTAACTTAGATGGGGTATACTATGTGCGATTGGTTGTCGCATCCGACAATAATACTGATATTCTTTTACCTTCTGACATTGTCAATACTGGATTGACAATTACTGGAGTGACAGAATCTTATCGTGATGTCAGAAGATTAGCTAAAGCAAGAAGGACTGAGCAAATAGTCGTGTCTTATGTTAATGGATACTATAATTACACTACGCGTGTATTCGTCCCCACGGCTGATAAAAAATCAGTAGATCATACAGCAGCTACCAATGAGTATATTTATATCAGTGTAAACCCATTGTTCTTTATCAATTATTCTATATGGGAAAAAGATGCAAACGACAACTGGAAGCTTGTTGTCACAAAAACGGCAAGGCCATTCGTGGGGATAAATCTCTATAAAAACCAAAATATTACAGTAGCTGTTGGTAAACGCGACTTTACAGATTATAATGGAACGGAGGTTATCGGTCTTGACTTTGTAAAAGTTGATGAAACTAAAGTCACAACAGGCTTTATGAACCTAAACGCCAAACTACATAAAAGCAACTACAATGCTGACGAGTATGGTTTAAGGATTGATAATTACGATAACTCTCCTGCTTTACAGGATCTCATCAATGCAGTATTCAGAAGTGGTGGTGGACGTATCATATTACCTGTAGGAACCTTTGATTTCCGTCAGAGGATCATAGTAAAATCTAATGTCGATTTAGTTGGATATGGTGCTGATAAAACCGTCTTGAGAATGGTAGGAGATGCAGCATTTTCGCTATTCGACAATCAGTATTATCCGCTATCAAATTGTAAATACTTGGATTTCACGGTAGATGGATATGGACTCAATCCGGCTAATGGAATATACACGACAGACATGAAAGCCTTCAATTTCCATGAGGTTTTAGATTGTGATTTTTCAGGCCTGACTTTGCAAGGAACACCAGCAACGGGATTAGGAATAGATTACCTGGTTAGGGTCAACATCACTAACAACCGTGTTATTAAATGTGGACGCCTTTGGATGCCTACAGGTGAGGCTATAATGCAAGGAGGATCAGGAATCGGGATCGGCACAGGAAAGTCATTATATGAAAACTTTATTGTCACCAACAACCTCGTTGAGGGGTGTGGGCAGAATGGAATCTTTATTGAAGATCAGGGCTTGTTTGGAGGCCCAGCCACACAGCCGTCAAGATGTCCTCTTATCGCTGATAATATCGTCATAAATGGCCGTCATAATGGACTCGCTTCGAGAGGTAACACGTTAGTCCAGTGGTCTAATAACATTGTTTACAACAACAAAAATGCTGGATTCTTTGCGGATCATTACATGAGAGATCAGCGTGTACAAGGCAATTCATTTATAGCTAATAAATATGGGATGTACCTAATGCAACAAGAGAATAGCTATGATTGTGAGTTTACTGGAAATACGATCAAGGGGAGCACGGACACAGGTATTTACTTTAACGGTACCCTGTCAAAGAATTTTGATTTTGTCAACAACAAGCTAACAGCCAATAATATCGGTGTAGATATACGTGGCAACAGCGATGATGCCTATTTCGAAGGGAATAAAATAAGATCTTCAGGAGCGAATAGGGATTTGATTATTACCGGAACTCATAACGATATGGTATTCAAACGCAATTCTATTCGAGGAACAGTTACTAAAACTGGAGCTGTTTTCACCGGGAATACAAGTGATAATGATTTGGTGTAATGACAAAGAAAGAAAGCATACAATATATACAGCGTGTCGTCGGGGCTTATCCTGACGGCGTGCTTGGTAACGAAACATTGACTAAGTTTCAATGTCATTTCGGAATACCCACAAAGGCCATGGTGGCCCATTTTTGGGGTAACCTTGTACATGAAAGTGGAGATTTTTCGATAGTAGTTGAGGACATGCGATACACTACGGTTCGCGCGCTCCGCAACACTTGGCCTTCGAGATTCACCAGCGATGCATTGGCAGAACAATATCTTAGACAGCCTGAGAAGCTAGGAAACTTCGTGTATGATAATCGTATGGGTAACGGCAAAGGTGAGGGGTACAAATACCGTGGTCGTGGATGGATGCAGTTAACAGGAAAAGAAATGTACGCATTATTCAGCAAATACATTGGTGAGGATTGTGTTGCCAATCCTGACTTGGTAGCAACCAAATACCCTCTCGAAAGCGCGGTGTTCATATTCAATCAAAAGCGGTTGTGGAACCTGGTAAAGTCAGTTAGCGATGAGGATATCAAAGTTATCCGTCGACGGGTAAATGGTGGATTGATCGGAATAGACAAAGTTATTCCATTAGTAAAGCAATTTTATAATATGATGAAGTAATGGCAGTAGAAAGCAAGCAAGAAAAGGAGTTCAAGGACTTCGGAATTACGGGGAAATTACGGACAGGTCTGGTAACTGGAATTATGGGGATAATGCTAACAGCAATCATTGTCCTATTCAATAAGATAAACAGCTTGCAGGAAGATAAGTCTGAAATGCAGGATCGCCTGTATAATCAAATGTTATTAGAGGTTAAGAACAGGATGGAGCCGGCAGTGGAAAAAGTTAATCAAGCTGCCACAAAGGTGGATAGCGCAGCGGTTAAGGTTGACAGCGTGGCCCAGCAGCAAAAAGATAAAATGGGAGGTAGGAAATGAAATGGTTTATTTTAATTCTAATGGTCAGTTCGGCATATTCGGATGCAAGGCCAAAGGTGGAGATCGTCAAGGTAAATGATCTTGCAAAGCCTATAGAGGACGTAATCCCAAAGCTAGACAGCTTAGCTGGGAAACTAACGGATCTGTCCACTAAAATTGAAAAGCTATGAGGATATTTTTAATAATAATAGTCTGCATCCTGTTATCGGGGTGCGGGCTTTTCCGAAAGACCACAAAGACCAATAAGCAGCTTGATGCTGTGTCTGTTTCCAGTGATGTAAAAGTGTCCAGCAAGGTTTCAACAGGAAAGGTGGATAAGTCCAAGGAGATATCCAATATGTCATCTGAGAGTGAAGATAAAGTCAAGGTTTATCCAACACCAGGAACAGAAGTAAAAGTGGCTCCTGATGGATCAGTGACTTTTAAAGCCGATAGTATTGTCTCTTATACCAAACACAAGACCAATCAGGCTAGGCAGATATTGAATGATATTAAAGAAGATCTCAGTCAAAAGATTGGCGTGGTTTCAAAAAAAGATAGTTCGGATAAAAAACAGGTTGAGACAAAAGATGTCGATCGGCGGTCAAGCGCTACTGGGATATTTTCGAATTGGATTGGTTTGGCTGTCGGGGTGTTGATTATTGCAGCGGGGCTGATTTGGTTTTTAAGGAGGAAGTGACTATCTTAGTTATTCATAAAATAGGTTAATATATGGCTAAAAGGCTATGGGCGCCCGCTCATAGCCTTTTTAAATCTCCTCCTCAAACACAATTTCCGCATCAAAGTGATCCATAAAAATAGTAAGCTCATCAGTAGTCAGCCAGCTTTCATTATTCGGGAGCAATACCCAATCACCATCCCTAAAAGTAATATCATTATTGAACCTACGATTTATCATCACCTGGAAATCCTTGTCGCCATACAACTTAGATATATCCACATATTTCAAGCAGCCATCAACCAAACACCGGAACATAATTGACTTCATCATCGCTCACGAACCCATTTAATCTCACCACGCTGGATCATTCCGATATACTTTTCTATATGCTCAACAGTAAGGGGTGTCTCAGCTTCCAAGTAATATTCGAACTTTTTCGCAAACTCATCATACTGGATTGATGCAACGTAGGTATTGTTCACATACACATGCCAAAGGCCGCCTTTTTTGGCGCTGATCTTGACAACATTTCGCTTCCCATCTTTGTAGAATAACTCCGGTGAATCGTGATCGTACCTTAGGATTAACGCGTCGATGCAAGCTTCACGGACATCATCCGCAAGATTGCCGTAGGCCAACTCCCAAATACCCTGCGACCGTCTGAAAATGTAGAACGATTTGCCGTTTTTATCATACAAGTAGTAGTCACGCATGCCCATGCCTTTATCTTCAATGCTCATTTTTACGAACAGGACACGATTTCGGCAGTGGACTTCTAACGGTTTCATGAATCAAAAATACTAATATTATTAGTATATTATCAATATTAATTTTAATTTTGGTGTATGAAACTTAGTAAGCAACCACCAATTGGGTATGTAGATCATATCAGAAAAACGGCTTTATCAGCAGCTCAGGGCGTAGGTATAGAAGCCGGCGCACGCATTTTAGAAGAGGGACTAAAACAGTGGCCTGAGGAATTGGATGCCGCGATAAAATGGATTGTAATGGAACGGAAGAAACTTAAATAGCGTCTTGGATATCTGGACGATTGGTATCTCCTTTGGCCCCAGTCACACGAAATACTTTATGAGCAGAAAGTTCACCTTCATATGGTATCATTAGTTGCTGTACTTCTTCCTTGGTACTCGCAGAAAGCCACGCTTCCCTGCTGGATGGAGGAATAATAAGCGGCATTCTCTTTTTCTCATTGTGTATTTCCTCGAGTAATGGATTGGCCTTAGTAGTGATTACCGAAAATGTCGGGTATACTTTATTTGTCTCGTAATCCTTGAAATCACTGTATACAACGCCAATTGTAAAGATATCTTTGGTAGGAGTGTAGATGTAATAGTTCTCGGTTTCCTTTTGCCCGGCGACTTTGTGAGGTTCATAGAAACCATTAACATAAAGCAAGCCCCGGGTTTTGCCGATGTAATTTTTATAAGATGCCTTTTCAAAAATAGATTCCGATTCTGCATTCAATGTGTTAGCATATTTGGCTGCATCATCTTCGGTCTTTACCCAAAAAGGTATGAGTTTCCACCTGGCCGGAACAATAGATCCTGGATCAGTGTTCAACGTAACCGGAAGATAGGGACGGGTGAAGCCGGTGACATGGAATATTTCATCATGTTGGTAGTGAACCGAAAGATTCTTAAACTCTTTCACCAATTGGGCTGTACTAGGAGCTGAGGTATGATAACACATAGTTTTGTATCTTTGGTTTAAAAGTAATACAATAATGACAAGAGAACAAGTATTGCAGTTTATTTGTTTAGGGTATAATATATTGGAGAATGGACGACCTATTTTCGTGTCTGATACCCTTTCTTACCTGCAAGAACTGGACGAGGAAGAAACGGGGGTATTTGTCTTAGAAGACTTGTTAACTTGGAATCAAAACGAAATTGATATGATCGACGGACAAAAATATTATGATGAGGTTGGGGAATACGGAAGGAAGCTGTATTTACGAAATGTAGCGATACGTACTGGTAATTGGGATCTTTACGAAGCTACCGTAAAGGAAGAATTTCCAAATGATGCTGAAAAGGAGATAGCAGAAGCCAGGGCAGCAGGCAATCGAGTTGTTAAAATGACCAAAGATCAGCTTAAAGACTGGATATCTAGGAGCCGAGTCAATATGATTACATCTGATCTATATGTATTGAATGAAGGCTCTATTTTGGAAGGCTCTGTTGAGTCTGATGATACATTAAAATATGTCCTTGGCGATGGATTAGAAGATTTGATCGAATGCCATGTCTCACCGAATGACGTGCTTACTTTGACGGATCACGAGATTTATTGGGTTGATCCGGTAGTGAAGTCTTAGTTTTGGGTTGAGGTACTCTAACTTTGTAATTTTCAATCATTTTTCTAAGCCTTTTTAGATGCCTGTAAATTCTGTCATGAATAACATCTTCGCCATTAGAGTGGACAAAATGTTTAATATCTCCCTCTGATACAAACTGGAGGGTTACGATAATTTGAAGCGCATCTTCGTCTTTAGATCCAATATCAGTACCATCAACTCTGTATGCTTCAATACCATTTATATATCCTTTAAATACTGTCATAATTGTTGGTTTTGGTTTGCCTAATATACGAAATTGTTTAACTTGAAAACTCTGCGAAGTCTAAATATATACCTCCTTCATCGATCATTTTTGTTAATAGTCTCTCAAATACTGATAGGTCAAGAAATAAATTAGGATAAGCTTTTTTAAGGGCTTCAATAGGGCCAGCAGAAACTAATACTACATCATAAATAGATGATGCTTTTGACTCGTACTCTGCATAGTCAGTAAGAGCTTTTTGATAGCTATCCCTATCATAGGCGATTACTTCAATCTTGCTTTCTGATTTATCAATTATAATAAGGTGATAAGAATAACCTTTACTTGAATGATCAAAGCTTACGACGGAATTAAACCCCCTAATTTTATCAAGTACCCCAACTTCCCTTTCTAATCGAGCTATTTCTTGGTATGTTTCATTCCTTGACAACTCCGCAAATCTAGGAACTTTGGGAGCATTTTCTTCAATGGCAAATGCGGACGAAACCAATGCAAAAAAATCCAACCAATTCTCTTCTCCTTGACGTGATTTTAATTGTTGACCTATAATGCTGCCAACGGTTTCAACAGCGGTGGCCCATATGTGCTGTAATTTAGTTCTTATTTGAATCTCAATTTTTAACCCATCGAAATCTTTAACTTTCTTATTACTGTATTTGTAAATTAGATGAACACTCCTGTACCCATCTTCATTTCTTGGATGCTGTATATAGTCGAATATTGGTTCAACATGAGTGTGTGGGAAGTTATTGTTTTTTACGTACTTATCAACAAGTAAGTAAACGTCATCAACATCGTTTAAAATTGCCCTAACCCCAGCTATATCCTGTAATTGAGAAAGTCTCATTTTAGGATATCGACTTAATTTATCTATAATTGTTGGCATACGTTTTAATCTTTGGGCTACTAAAGGACTTCCTTTGAAAGATTTCAATTTTGTTCTTAGGGTAGCTTGAAATGTATTCAACGGATAAGCATGGCATGCCCTCCATCTATTGGCTAAATCAATTGCTTCCAAGAAAGTTTTCATATCAGCCAGTTTGTCATTATGAAAATCAGTTAATACCCGTCCAGATTTATCAATCTTGGTTTTTGATTCAGTAGGTATTGGGGTGTATGCCATAATTGATAGGTTTTTCACGAATATATTTTTTTAAGTTTAATTTTCAAAATAAAATATTAATCATACACAACAAGCGCCCCGAATACTTTAGTCGGAGCGCTTCACTTTGTTGTTTGGTGAGGGGCATGAAATTTTATATATTTATGGATATTAATAAATAAGCATGAGGTATATTTTTTACACTGAGGGTAATATTAATAGCCCACTTTTTGATAATGATAAGAACGAAATCTTAAAGACAGAAGGAATTCCATTCGATAACTTATTTGTAGGTTCGAAAATATCTTTTCTAAAAGAGGATTACATTATCATAGATATTACCAAAGGTGTTAATAAATCACCTACGGATAGTGAGGAATTAAATATTTTATTAGAGAAGATCGAATAAATTTACCTCCAGTTCTTTTCCAGTAAGTGCGAAGTATAGGTTTTGGAGTTGGTGGAGGTATTCTACTTCCGTTACTATAGGCACTAAGTGATTTACCAATTCAATTACAAATTTTCCGTGGTAAAATGTCGCATGAATTTCTAAACTTAGGTTTGGTACAGTAAGGAAAAGCTTTATATCAGATGTGCTTTTGTCAAACCTGAACCCACACTTCAATAGTATTTCCTCTGTCAGCTTGATAGCTCGCATTTCTCCTTTGTATAGCAAAGGATCTGATACGCCATTAGGATGCTCTACAATTGCATGATCGTTTAATATAAACCGTACTTTGACAATTACATCACGGTCTTTGAAATGATCGGATGCTATGTAATTTCCGATTCGTAGTTGGTTTGCTGTTATCATAATCAATATTGTTGTACTACCACTGTTCCTTTAATAACTCGGTTTTCATCCGCGCAGCTCCGTAAATGATAATATCCATGAATAGAATCGGTATCATCTACTAGGTGATAAGCAACCCAGTATAAGGTGCCTTTGAATTCTTTTAATTTCACCCATTTGTACATATAGTGCTTCTTGCGCCTAGCGCCGATAAAGTGAAATACACGAATAACGGCGAACTCTTTTATTTCGACTCCGTTTTCATCGAAGTATGGTTGTTCTTTTGTCATATTATTTCTTCTTTACCACCCTAGACTATACTAGGGTGGGGGTTAATTAAAATATCTCATTAGTTCTTTTCCTGCCCATTGCCCAATTTGGAACGGAACACCATTACCGATGTACATGTAATTCTTCTTAATGTAAGAACCATCTTTATGGGTTGGGAAAATGAAATCATCAGGCACCCCTTGCAATCTAGCGTACTCTCTAAGGGAAAACGGGCGAATACCGAAAGGGTATCTTTTGTCTTTTACAACCCGGGTACCCTGGTCTTTATAGTAATGCGCTACACAGCATGGGGCAAACGAATTTCTATCATTTGGATCAACGATAATAGGCTTGTCTCTGTAATTCCCGTGAAATCTTGAATAAAAATTAGGAGGTATATCTAATTCAGGATCTTTTTCTAGGATATCCTTTATAGAAAGGCTCCTGGTATTCTTTGGCCCTCTAAGTCTGAATTGTCTTTTTGTGCCAATAATTATCACTCGTTTCCGATCTTGTGGAAGCCAATTCAAGGCGTTTACTGGACAAAACACTTTTACGTAATAGTTAGGTAACCGGGTCATGGCCTCCATTACTACAGGGAACTTACGCATTCCTGGAACATTTTCTAAGATGAAGACCTCCGGCAATTCTATTGCAACATGTCTGAAAAAATGCAGATACAATTCATCACCTGTCCGTACGTGGTGAATATCTCCAATATCTGAATATTTGGTACACGGATAAGTACCTATAACTATATCTGATTTTGGTTGCTTTGTTACCCTCATTTCCTTTATATCTTCATGCAACACTTTATGAGAAAAGTAATGAGGATTTAAATTCATTATACGGGTAGCGCCTTTATCAAAGTCTAACGACTGTATTAGGTCTATTCCTGAATCTTGTAGACCCATTTCGAATATTCCAATCCCTGAAAAATATCCTTTTGCTGTTGGTCTGTACATATTTTAAATACTGATGGTTAATAAATCGTCTTCGTCGAGTGTTCTGCCTAATGAATAAAATTGGTTAATAATCGCAAAGACAGGGGTGTTTGTCGCATTTCTCTTTGACTCCCACGATAAACAATATCCATCTCCCGTTTGGTAAAAAACACAATCATTAGGGTCAAGATCAAACGAGATCAATGGTCGTATTAATACTAGCATATCATCGCATGTGGATGAGTGTTTTTCTAAATGAGTTATAGCCTTTCTTTCAAGAGCCTTAAATTTGGTAATACTTATTTTTATCATTCCTTTCTCCTTTAAACTTTACTCTCCATCACCAACACCTGCCCCACAACATCCGGCTCAGTATGATACATAGCTACCCATCTAGCTGCAGTCTTGTAGCACACACCAAATTCCTTGCAGATATGCCTGCGTTTTCTATTGGTGCCTACCCATTGCTCGATGACGAGACCGATGATATTGTGGGGGTGTCGTGGGGTCATTTTTTAGTACCTTTCAATTTGTCAATAATCCATTTTACCCCATCCTTGAAGCCACCATTGTAGTCTATCGCATCAAGAATTTCCTCACTAGGCAACAAATGAAACCGTTCACACAGCTCCTTAACCAAGTGCCTAGCTCCCTGCTCATCAAGTAATCGAATGGAGTTGACCAAAAATGTAGCCGTTAGTTCTCTTTTGTCTTGGATGGATTCTAGGGTTATTTCTTCGAGCCACCATTCAATCCAATGATAGAACTCTTTACCGTGGAAGTACACTAATCCAACATTGGTGTGATATTTTCCTTCTTTCTCCGGCAGGCGATCTTTGACTGACACCTGTCTAAATAGCCTATCCATTTCCAACCTCCTTTCCTTCGATAGAATTGATGTCTATAGCCAAGCCTTTTTCGATTAGGCCGAATACGTCGAAGTGCCATTCGAATAGTTTTTGAAACAATTCTAATTGGTTTATATGTACACATAGTGCGGAAAATCTTGTAACTGTTTCATCTACTATACATATAGTAAATGTATTTTTAATATCATCAGTTGGCTTAAAAGCTCCGCTAATTTCCCTTAATAGTTCTTTTGGCACAAACCTTTCACCCTTATGCTCAATCTCTTTGGTAAGGTCGGATAATGGGCGAAGGATTAATTTATATTCTGGTATAGCGTTTGCCCCATACAAAATTGTATCTAGGCATACACCTATATCATCAACCCATCCAACTACCTTAAAAATTCCATCCTTTGTTTTTACTTCAACCCCATAAGGCAAATACGGCGCTAGATGTTCCAGTGTCAGTACTGGCGCTTTCTTTTCGTTATTCACCTGAAACCTCGCTTTCCTCTATTACATATTCGATCACAGTACCATGATCGCTGTCATTTACATTATCGTCGTTGAATCTCGAATCTTCGCAGTAGAACATAAGGGATATGCTGTCCAAATAGATAGGCCCACAGCACTTTTGTCCGTCTTTGGTAATCGCGAAATATATACCGTTAGAAACGTGTTGTATTGATGGTGCCACTGGCACGAATTGAGTGTTTTGTGTGTTCAT